TAACGGTTTGTGTATGCTGCGTAGCCAGTTGAAACGAGCCACAAACTTTTAAAAATACACAAATGATTGAACGAGATATAAACACCGAAAATACAGAGGCTATGCAGTATGACACGTTGTTACCTGCTGTGCCTTCTATTGTGTTCAATGAAGATTGTATGCAAGGATTAAAACGCTTCCCAAATAACTACTTCGATTTAGCAATTTGCGATATACCTTACGGAATTGATGTTGCGAATATGGCTTATCTTAAAGAAACGAACACAACAGTTAAGCAGAAAAATGGAACAAGGCTAAACGGCAACAAAAACAAAAAGCCATATACGCAAAAGCAATGGGACAAAGAGCTACCTTCACAGGAATACTTTAATGAATTGCAGAGAGTTAGTAAGGAGCAAATAATTTTTGGAATAGAATATGTCGATTGGCAAGGATTAGGCACAGGGCGTATTAAGTGGAACAAAGGCGTAGCAGAAGGTATGAGTTTCAAAAAATATGAAATGGCTTACTGTAGCTTGATTGACCACGAAATTGAATTGCCTTTGTTGTGGGCTGGAATGTGCCAAGCTAAAAGCCTAAAAAAACCTATGACGCAACAAGGAAATAAGAAGTTGAATGAAAAGAGATTGCATCCTTGCCATAAACCACAACTGTTGTATAAAAAATTAATTGCGGATTACGGCTTTGAAGGAATGAAGCTACTTGATACCCACGTAGGCGGTGGCTCGATACGCATAGAAGCTGATTTAGCAAATTGCGAGTTTAGAGGCTGGGAAATAGATAAAGAATACTGGAGCTTGCAAGAAGAGCGTTTTAATACGTTCAAACGTCAATTACGATTGTGGTAAAGGCATTGCAGGTAACAAGCGAATAAAGACACCTTTACGTGAAATTAAAAAATTAGAAATATGGATTTTATAAAAATAGCACTAAAAGAAGTGATAAAAATGGCAGAAAACCACTTAGAAAATGCTAATGAACCCGACAAAGAAACACTAATCAGCATGAAAAATATGATTATTGGATTAGATGTCGGTTGTATCTGTGATAGTTATAAAGGGTTCGATTGCGGTTGCTCTGAACGCAATTGGATTATAGATGAGTCTGTTAAGGAATTAGATAAAATATTAGCAAATAAAAACTAACATCCGTGTATGGTTAGTGCGATTTAATAACTAAAAATTTAATATATGACGGAAAATGAAAAAATATTTGAAAGCGTTTTTGGCTTTCGGGTGCCATACTCTACAGTTTTTCTTTCAATGAGTATAAAATCATTCGATATTGAACAATTTGAAAACTCATTAAAAGAGAAAGACGATCTCTATAATCCGGATAATTGTTATCATCTAGATATGGGTACAGTTTCATTATTTGATTATATATATCAAAAATATGGTGAAGCGGCCACAAATCTAATAGAAGAACTGATATAGTGAACTCATTGAAGATTTTATAAAGACCTAGGGAAAATAAGAGATATTAATACCAATAATTTATTGGTTTGGCGGTCTCCTAAAGTAATTCATAGTACTGTGTTTTACTAGCCTGTTAAGTTCGAGTCTTAACTTCCCTACAATATTTACTAGTGAACTACCCACCCACGCCAGAAGAAATGGGATGGACTTCAGAAGTCAACTGATGTGAGTGAATAGTTCACTTTCAAAAATTCTAATATACGCGCACGCGCACGTTATGTTAGTAGAGAAAGTATATTCTGAAGGACAGGAAAGTTTGATTGGCACAACCAACAAAGTATATGTAACCTGTGACACAAATCCTTTATAATGCTTGAATAATTTCTATATGACAATTTATAAAAAAAGCAATTGAATTTACTATATAATGCATACAGATGCTTTGGCTTTATACTACACCTTCCCTGCGTTTATCTCCGAGAGTTTGAAAATTAATGGAATTTTTAAAAGATTAAAAAGAAAAGAAAAAATATAGAATAAGAATAGAAAAAGATGCTGAGCGTAATTTGAGGATACGAAGTTATAAACTTTTTTTGACACTTTCAACCCCGGAACACATATAGAATAACATGATAATATTGTAAATGAAACGCTTACATTTTATGAATGTGAAAAATAATTCATAAATATAACAGTTTAGATTAATTCTTAACTATTAATAGAGGATAAGTACAATCTTGTACTTCCGAATTATTGTGAAAGCCATACTTTACAATAATCACAACTATCTTTTAAGTTGATTCAACTTTAGCTGTCTTCGATGTTGATTTGGCCGAATAAACATATAATTCTTTATTTCGATTAACCATAAATGGTACATGGCGTTTACAATATTTTTAAGAGCATAATTAATTGTTTGATGAATTGCACGCCTATCAAGCTCAATTCCGTATTCATTGCTAAGTCTCGTTTTAACTAATGTTGTGTAACTTATAACTTTTTTCTCCTGCAAAACCATATAAATTTATTTAGAAATTAATTAATATAACAATTTATTTACAATAATTATTTATCAAATTTAATGAAAAATGCTAATAACCAACGAAAATGGAACATTTATCCGATCAAAATTGGTTGGAACTTCCAAAACAAAAATCCAGTTTAACCTATTTGATATTTCTCTTTTACCTGATAAAATGGATCGATCTTCTTTTGAAATCGATTTAAATACGCTTCAATGTACCGTAAAACATTGGAATATGAAATTAGAAATTGGACAACTGCAATTCAAATACTTAGAAAATGTAATTGCTCATAGAGTAAAACTTATCAATTTCAAAATCACAGGATTAGATAAAGATGGAAATATCAAATACAGAAATGTAGGAATAAATATTGAGTTACAATTATTGAATTAATTAATATTATCTTTACATTTGTATCAAGTAATTGCGAGAAGATAAACTATGAAAAACGAAATATTAATTGGAACAGTGATAGCACCAATCGTCTTCAAGTTGAAAAAAAACGTGGAGAGTTTGGACAACTTTCTGCGTATGAACCCTGAGTTGGATAAACATCAGTTTTATATCTTGGACAGGAAAATTATATACGAAAAAGGCGACTATCTCCAATTCAAAAGTATTCCGTTTAAGTATCCTTCCCGCTATTTTGTATTCACAACAATAATGTTGAACTAAAACTAAAAAATTCTTATGAATTTAAAAGACCGGTTTCATAAAGAACTATGGCCAATAAATCCGACTGGCGATTTTGATAAAGCATTTTCGTCTTTGCAATTTGCTCTTGGGTGGATTCCAGATCTCGATGGTAACAACATTGATTTCGACTTCATTAAAAAGCGATTCAAAGAGTATAATGAGTATATCGACAGCCGAAATATGGGTCGCGAAAAACAGTTCTATACGAAAAAAAAAGATCTCTTTGATTATCTGGAAAAACGTATATTTCTTCAGGACTTCAAGGAAAGTGATAAAAATGAATATTTAGATTATTATCTATATGGTAAAGGAGAAAAATTATGAAAAAAACATCTTAAAACAATGCTTTAATCATCTGGCAGTGTACTATTCTATAGAGAAAAAGCTTACTGCAACAATGTTTACGGATGAAAAAAATGCAATGTTCTGGGCGATTTACAAATTAATCTCAGAACAAGATGAAGAAATCTGCTTATCAACAATGACTGACGCTTTTGAATCAAGCGGTAATGAAGATTACATTGATATTTTCAAAAACCTTATAAATACCGAATATGAGGATGAAGATAAATGGCAATATCACCTCTCAGTAATTATTGGTAACTACAACGAAAAGAAACTCTTAGAGCTCAGCCAAACAATTAAAAAAATGCTTGGAGAATATCCTGCTGACGAAATCACACAAAAAATCGAAACAGAAATTTCCAATTTATCTTTAAACAGCAAGGATCAAAAAACACTGAAATTATCTTTCAAGTCTATGCTTGAAGATGTACGAATGAAAGCATCTGGAGCAAAAAAGCCTTACCTAGAAACCGGAGACAAAAACTTTGACCATTTCATAGCGACTAGTCCTGGTAACATCATTTTAATTGCTGCTCAAAAAGGGGCAGGAAAGACAAAATTCTCTATTCATTATGCCTTTAACTTATTAAAACACAACAAAGATGTAGCAATTAACTGGCACACTTATGAAGTATCCGGTGAAGCTATTCTTCGTAATGTTGTTAGCAGTCACTTAAATTTAACAGAACGCCAAATTCAATCACGAAATCACAGTTTAACTGATCGTAATATTAAGGACATGGAAGCGATTTACAATCAATACGATAAGGATGATGTAGAGTTCATTACCAAACCGAAAAATATCTATCAGATATGCAATGATTTTAAGCGCTTTTGTATTTTGAGACCAACCAAAGCCAATGTTTTGATTATTGATAACCTTGGTCTTGTCAGTGGAATTGACAAGAAACATCAATTGGAGAATGATGATTTAATTGCCAAAAAATTGGTTGAATTACGTGACTATACCAAAGGCATTATTATCGTTATTCACCACGTAACAAAGGAATCACAGAACAAAAAACGCATGACTGAAGGTTACAGACTAAGAGATTCAGATGTACGGGGATCTTCTCGAATTGCAGATTATGCAAATCAGGTTATACTTATGAACCGCCCTTCATTATTTCCTGATTTAAAAATAGCAGAGAAACTTCGAGTGTCCAAAGAAAAATACAATGTATTTGAACACTTGATTATTCTTGACGTGACGAAAAACAGGGAAAGTGAACTTGGTCTAATTCGTTATTTAGAAAACCTAAAATACTGTAAATTTAATGAGTGGAGTGAACTACTCACCCACGGCTTCACGCAAAAGTGATGAATGGGTTTTATGCTCCCTAATATAAAGCACAAAGAGTACAAAAAATAATTGACATTGCGTATTCATTTAAAAATCAGAAAAAAAAGAAACTTATTGACCAACTAAATAAAGAGCCTGGTACAGCTTATGAATTATCAATGCGAAAAGGATTAATAAAAAATATGTCTTTTTCATTAGCTATAATATTTATAACGAGTTTAAAACATTTATACAAAAAATCAAACTTATGAAAATTAATGTAAGAAAAAACGCACTTGAAAAAACAATTAGCGAGAGTAAAGAAGCTAAAGAGAAATCCATTCAAAACATGAACAAGGAAAAATTTCCTACAGGACTTGGAAAACTTGTAATTGTTGACGTTGAGCACACATCGTTTGAGTTCAACGATAAAAAAACCGACGAGAGAAAAAAAGTTCAGAAAATTATTCTTAAATTAAATACAGCCCTGAAAAACAGTAAAAACAATTATTTTGATTTCCGTATGGAATTTCCATTCTTTACCTTTGAAGATAAAGAAACCGGAGATCCAAAATGTATTTCTTTTGAACAGCTTTATGGTTTTATTGATGATGCTTTTGGTAAACAAATTCAATTCAAAAATGAAGAAGCCGATCTTGAAGAAATTGCAACAGTTCTTACTAAAGGATTAGAACATTTCAAGGGAAGAGAAATAGCATTTTACGGAATTGTCATACACCGTGAAATCGTTTACAAAGACAGGCTTATTCTTTCTCCTGAGCTGTACATGCCTTCCATAACTTCGATAACAGGCGATATCAAAAAAGCTGAAAATCTTGACAAAAGCATAAAAAACAAGGTTTGGAAAATCAGTGAAACTACTAAAAAGAAAGTGCTTGCCAAAAAACGTAATCAAAGCGCTTCCTTGCCCAATCAAAACGAAGAAGGTATTCCTTCCAATGTCGATAACTTTTCGGCTGATATGAACAGTATAGGAACCAGCCCTGATAAAGAAGATGATTTACCTTTTTAGAGATGAAAAAAGAAGATATTCTTGAGCACATCAATGAACTTGATATCCTCCGGAAATACATCAACCATGATTTTACATTAGGGAAGGCATTCATTTCTGAGTTAAGAGAAGAAAAACACCCTTCAGCTAATGTATTTTATGGAAATCGTTCCAGAAAGTATCTTTATAACGACTTTGCATTTAAAGCTATAGACGCTTTTGGTTATGTAATGATCTATTATGAGGTATCTTTCCGGGATGGTCTTGATATTATTGCAAGTGATTTCCATTTGGAAGATGTTAAAGACTATAAAAGAAAACCCATCAAGAAAATACCTAAACTCCCCAAACCTAAATTCTTTGATAGAACTGAGTTTGTTTATAAATCCACAAATTGGGATAATGACAACACAAAATTTTGGTGGAAAACAGGTATCTCTCTTTCTACACTAAAAGTTTACAATACAATTCCTATTAAGTGGTTTCATCTAAAAGAACATCCAAACATAGTCACACACGCCACAAAACAAAAGCCTATATACTTATTCCAAGAAGGCAAAGGACAGAAATTTTATGCTCCTTTCCATGAGAAAAAATCTAAGTTCAAAAACAATATGAACCCAGAAAAGGAAGTATTCGGGTACTCAGCGTTAAATGATCATGAACCAGCCATTGGAATCATTGGTGGGAACCGTGATGTTCTTGTAATGTATGAACACCTAGGAATTAAGTGTGTAAGCCTGAACAGTGAATCTGCTTTCCTTATGCAATGGCTGTATAAGGATTTAATGAAAAAGACACCGTATTTATTTATCATGTACGACAATGACAAAACCGGTGTTCTTGGAATGCGAAAAAATGTTGACATTTACGATATACCAATAGTGCATTTATCAGATATCCTTGGTTACTGTACGCTGAAAAACAGTACATGGATCAATGATATTACAGATTATGCAGAGCGTGTATTTGTCAAGAGAAACGTCAGCTCATATCATATCAAAAAACACATCTACAATGCAATTAAAACGTATCAAAATAGAAAACTTCAAAAAGTTAACAGAGCTCAATACACCCATTAACGGCAACATTATCTATGTAAAAGGTGGTAATAACAAAGCGAAAACAACCTTTACTAATGCCATTATTTCTTTACTGGAAGCCAAAATAAGTGTAGACACTCCTGTAACAACCGGGGAAAAAGAAGGTTCATTAGAAGGCGTATTTGAAGCTCCCAACGGTGACAAGTATACCGTAAAAATCGAATTCGAAAATGACAAATCTAAAATCAAAATTGCCTACCCGAATGGCAAGATCAGCAGGAAAGTTACCGAGATTCGTGATATTTTCAATTACAACGCTTTTTCTCCAGAAGAATTTGTGGCAAAATCAGAAACAGCTGAAGGAAGAAGATGGCAAAGAGATCAAGTTCTTAAGTTATTACCTGATGAAATACAAAAAAGCTTCAGAAAAGCAATGGAAGAAGAAAAGGAAGCTTTCGATCAACGCAGAGAATTAAAGCGTAATGCCGATGCATACGAGAAAATGATTCAAAGCGAAAAACCTTCTGAGGAAGAAAAACAGATGGCTAATGAAGTCGATAAGTACGAAAAAAAGTGGCATAAAGCTGAAGAAGAATTGGATGCTCAAAAAATCCACAAAAAAAATATGGAAACTATTGAGGGTGAGCTTGATAAAGCTCAAACATCTTATGAATCACGGAAAAGACAACATAGCGATATGATTGATCAAATTAACGATCAAATCAAAGCATTGGAAAAAAGACGTGATGAACAAGAAGCCGGTCTTACAAAACTCGAAAAAGATTACGGCACTTATAAAAAAAAGAAAGAAGAAGATCTTCATGCTTTAGGTAAATTCAATAAAGAGAAATTCGACACTGCTGAAAAAGCTGTTGAAGCAACCCGAATAAAGTTCAACAAAATTAATGAAGCTTTAAAAAGAGTAGATAGTTTCACAAAGAAAAAAAATGAACTTGATAAGTATACCAGCTTAATCAAAAAGGAAGATACAAAGCTACGAAATACCAGGGAAGAAAAAGAACTACTGGTACAGAAGAATAAGCTTCCGGTTGAAGGTCTTGAGATTACTAGTGATGGATTATCAATTAACGGCCTCCCTTTCAATAAGAATCAAATAAGCACTTCCAAAATTATGGAAATAGCGATTAGTGTTCTTATTGAAATGAATCAGAAGGCTCCAATCATTGTGGTAGGCCGTGCTGAATCACTTGATCCGGAAAGCCTTGAAAAAATAGTAGAACAAGCCACGAAAAATAATTGCCAAATCTTTATCGATAAAGTAGAGAAAGGTGACTTTCAGCTTGAATTTGAGGAACGTATAAATTACGATTCTAAGCCAAAAAAAAGCACAGATATTCAAAAAGTAGAGGCTCCTCCAAAATCTAAAGAAGAAAAAGAACGGAAACTACCCGACTTTTCTAATCAACTAAATCAAATGGAATCACCCGACACCGGAAACACCGGTAAAGAGGACGATTTTTCAAATTTTAACTTTTAAATTAAACGAATTATGGCAGACAAAATTTTAGTCTTGGGCAGATCAGGCACAGGCAAAACATTCAGTTTACGAAACATTGATCCGAAAACATCTTTCTATATCAATGTAGACCGCAAATCCATGCCTTTTAAAGGATGGAGAAAGAAGTTTCATATTGTGAAAAATGAAGCCGGAGAACCGGATTTCATGCAAAGCAATTACACAATGACCAGTGATCCAAATACCATTTGGAAACTTATCAAAGCAATCAGCAGCAAGCGTCCCGAAATAAAATTTATCATTGTTGATACACTTACCCTGATGATGACAGACATGTTCATGTCTCAAATCAGTATCAAAGGGTATGATAAATACAGCAATCAAGCTAACACAACCTATCAAATCGTGAAAATGATAGACGGTCTAAGAGAAGATCTGACTGTAGTGTTTATGGCACATATCGAGACAGAAAATTACGAAACAAGTTTCTTTGTTCCTGGTGGAAAGCTCCTGAAAGAAAAGATAAAAATGGAATCCAACTTTACAACAGTGATCCAAACCTATGTTGAATATTCAGAAAATGGCTTCAACAAATATTACTTCTTGACTGAGAACAGTGGAGACAATACCGTGAAATCACCAAAAGATATGTTTCCAGGCAAGATAGTAGAGAATGACCTTGCTAAAGTTATTGAACACGTCAAAGCTTTTGAAGAGGATCGAGAAATCGATCCAAAATTAAATTTTACTGATGTGCAAGGCGGTACTAAACAGGAAACCGAAACAATAGCAAAATCAAACGAAGAATCAGATGAAAATCTATTCATATGAAACTATCACAATCATTAATCAAACAAGTAGTTAAGAAGGGCGACCTTCTTAACTACTGTCCTCGTAAAGTCAAAGAAGTCTACATTGACAAGAAATATGATATCACTTCTGAAGCCATGCTGAGAGGACAGTATTTTGAAACGAACACTATTGGAGGTGTAGCGCATGGAGAGGCAGTAACAGATTTACCACGCTTAAAGAATGGCAGCCGTTCGGCACATCACAAGCGTATTGATGATCAGATATTCCGTTTTGACAGGCTAAAAGACCTTCATGAAATCGAAGTAAAACCTGAGCAGACACAAGTCAAACTTTCGGCTAAATGGCCGGATGATGAAAATGTGATTATTGAAGGAACGGTGGACTTGTTTAGCGGTATTTCTTATGTAGATAGTGAGTCCGGTGAGATCGTAAAGGTTCCACTCGCTATGATTGATATAAAACTTACTGAAAACCTGTATACCACATATGGCGATTTTGCCTGGGCATATCCACAGAACATGGATCACCTGCAAGCCTATGTGTACACATGGTTATTCATGCAAAATTACGGCAAGCAAATCCCTTTCTTCTATTGGGTATTCGATTACAAACCTTCTGAACAAGAAAATCAACTTTTCTTAAAGCAAATAAATTCTGCTGACATAGCAGAATTTAAAGAGACTACAAGAAAAGTCATTGAAGAATTTTATTTCCATGAATCACTTCAGGAATGGACTGAAAAGCCATCAGCTGAAAACTGTAGCAAATGCCCTCTTAAAACAGACGGGTCATGCACGAAGGCCATGGAAAAACAAACAGCAAAAATTATTTATTAAAATCTTAAAAATGAGTTATTATGCAAGATATTCAAATAGCACAACAAACAAAAAACAAAAGCTTAGAGGTAAAGCAAAACAGTTTACATACTATTAGCTTTAATGATTTGAAAAACAGTATCAACGAAACATTTGACGGATCACGCCCTATTCATGGTATCCGCCATTTTGAGTTGATTGACCAGGCATCCGAAGTGCTGGATAAGCACAACATGAACTTTCAATTAGATCCGATTTATGCAGCCAACAACAGAAGCAAAATCATGCCCGGTATTTCCATCATGAAAAACAAAGAAATCTATCAGGATAAAGAATATCCTATTGAGAATATTCTTTTCCGGAGAGTACTTACCCGCTTTGTCATTAACGACATGAGTGACGAGCTCACAAATACGGCTGTAGGGCTTAACTTCCACCAGAACGGTGTAGAGATAGCCTTTGGCGCAAACGTCCACATATGCCAAAATATGTGCCTCATGGGTGGTGATTTGCTTATGTCTTACGGACCAAATAAGACCCCACTGAAGAATATGTTCGATACCCTTTCTGGATGGATTAAGGACTTTGAGCAAAAGCGCTTGTATTATCAGGAAATGCTTCAAAAGATGATCAACACGCCATTCACGCAGCGTGACATGGCAGAACTGGCCGGATGGCTTACCATGTATGCGGTGAAGAAAAACAATGCCAGTCTCAAGTATGATGGCGTACCACCGTTGAATTCATCACAGGTGAATAAGGTAGTCGGATCCTACATTGAAAAATACGATGAAAATCCTGAGCAAGTTTCTAACCTGTATCAGATTTACAATTTGGGAACAGAGCTTTACAAACCTGGAATTACTACCATGAATGAAATATTCCAAGCTAATCACAGCTTAGGCCACTTTATTTCAAAATCTTTCTTGTCATAAACCTAAAAAAGGCTATAGTGTAATGTTATAGCTTTTTTTTTAAAACTTACAATCATGTACTATTATAAGCATATAGAAATTGAAAACGATTTCCATGAATTGCCTGAAAGTGTAAAGCGTGACCTTTTAATGTTCCTGAATGAACAATCTAATACCGAGATCATAAATGAAATTGGAGAAGCTGTTAAGCTGAGAAATTTAGATGTTTCTATTCCTCATAAAGAGATTCTGAACAGAACTATAGGAAGAGATAGGTTACAAAATTTACTACAAGAATACCTTAAAGGCTATTTTGTAGCATACAATTGCAAAAAATGTGGATACCGATCTATATTTTACAATGTAAAAAAAATTCGGATATCAATCACCAAACAACTATGCATACGCTGCGCAACCAAACACTTTGAATATTCAGGAAAAAAACCAAAAGGATTATTCAAATGGAAAAAAACATAAACTACCCACCTACGCAAAAGCGATAGGTTAGGTTTTAGAACTTAGAACATTATTTGAAGGAAATAATTAATTTTAACAAAGGGGTAGCTACTTTCCTCACACCCACAGCAAAGCTGATGAGTGTGTTTCCGTAGCATTTTTATGAAAAAAGCAGCAAAAAAATATTTTAAACTGTCAAAAAGAGTATTTGATCAATGTGAAATTTTAGTTTATTCAGCATTTGTGGATTCACCAATTGATTCCATTCTCAAATACGGAAAATCTGTAATGTCATTTTATAGAGATTACAGAATAATCACTGATTATGACAAAGTAAAATATTGGTTTCTTGCCATAAACACTTATAATAAAGATTTAAAAAAAAATTCACAATATTATCATTTAAACTTTAAACCAATGAAAAAACTAATATTTATACTATTATTAATTCCATTTATCTCATTCTCACAGGATGCAGTTTTAAAAATTGAAAAATTAGAATTGTACGATAATTCAGAATCTGAAGAACCATCCGAAACAAATCATGATGGCTTAGTAATCTTTGATAATGATTACATTTCAGTATTTTACAATAATGAAATCACCAAATTCTTTCTATTAAGCTCCTCAAAAGAAAATTCAGAAGTAACTAAGATTAAAGCTTTAATGGATAACAAAACCCCTGTCACTATTAGAGCACTTGAGAGAAGATCTAAAATATTTTTTGGGTTTAAATCCGAAAATGGTTACATAAGCATTAGAACAAGAAAAATATTTATATCAAGAGAAATCTTAAACGAAACTTCAGAATAGATTCACAAAAGAAAGACAAAGAACATATGCGAGCTATTTTCAAAATTAATAACAAATACTATTCTGCAAACTCATTCACAACTCTTGAGAGGATTAAAGACAAAATTCCTCTCAGGGGTTTGAATTATTCTGAAGTAACGCCCATTTTTCTACCAAAACCTTTAGATTTCGACTTTAAAACAATAAAGGATGCCTTTTACAAATACGGAAAGGAAATAGTTAAAGGAACCTATTTAAACCAATACGATCCACAGGTAGCTGATGCAATTCTTGGAATTGCTGTAATACCCGATCCTGATGAACTCAAAATGATAAAGAATCTTTTAAGGATATTTAATAAGCCTTTTGATCTTGTAAAGATTATTGATTTTAACATGTTATTAATGGGCAAAATATCAATTAATATCAAAAAATTAATCTTATACTTTAATTATGAATCAACAGAAGAACTTCATGATATTAATGACGAAAATTTTGATAGTTTGATCACTAAATATTATGGGCTATTAACACTTACAACGATAAAACATTTCATATGAAATTTACACTAAGACCATATCAAAAACAAGCTTCTGAATCTGCTGTATATCATTTAATGAATTACGAGAAGCCTTTCATGTTAGTATTACCCACTGGTAGCGGAAAGTCTCTTATAATAGCGGATATTGTCCAAAAAATAAAAGAGCCTGTTCTTATTCTGCAACCAACAAAGGAAATATTAGAACAAAATTTTCAGAAACTATTGTCATATGGAATATTAGATGTTTCTATTTATTCAGCCAGCTTTGGTCAAAAGGAAATATCAACATTCACGTACGCTACAATAGGGAGTATCTATAAAAACCCTGAACTTTTTAAAAGGTTCAAGTACATCATTCTTGACGAATGCCACCTGCTGAATCCTAAAAACTTCAATGGCATGTATAATCAATTTTTTGAAGCTATACAGCCAAAAAATGTTTGCGGATTGACAGCTTCCCCATACCGTATGGTTGGAAAATATTTTAGCCAAGGTGATGATAAATTTTACAGCCAATCTCTTCAAATGGTAAACAGAATTTATCCGTTTTTCTTCAAGAAAATAGCCTTCAAGATTGACAATTATACGCTTTTCAAACAAGGGTATTTGTCACCAATAAAATATCACATCAGCAATCATTTTGATGTAAGCAAAATTAAAACCAACACTATAGGTGGAGACTTTGATGAAGCTGAGCTCGAAAGATTTTGGAGTGATGCAAGACTAAAAAAACTCGCTGCGAATATTGCTTGGTTTGATAAGAAAGTGAATCACAACCTTATATTCTGCAGTTCAGTAAGACAAGCAAGACGTAGTGCTGAAATGCTACGCGAGATGGGAATGAGTGCCGACTATATCCATGGGAAAACACCTATGAACATACGAACAGAAAAGATTGACGCTTTCCGGGAAGGAAAGATAAAGCATATGTTTAATATGGGTGTGCTTACTGTTGGATTTGACTTTCCTTCACTTGACGGAATTACACTGGCAAGAGCAACAATGTCACTTGCTTTGTATTATCAAATGGTTGGACGAGGGCTCAGGAAAGATCCTAACAACCCTAAAAAACTATGCCGTGTACTCGATATTATGGACAATGTTACCCGAATGGGAATGATTGAATCCATCCGTATCATGAAAGAAAAAGGAGGGTTTAAAGACATTATTATGACTAATGTTGGGCAAATATCCGGAGTGCCACTAACAAAATTCAAATTAAAATCTGAAAAAGCCTTAAAAAAGGCTGAAAATACTACAAAAGCATAATACGAATCAGGCGTGCCAGAAGCCTTAACAAGACCCAAGGGCATGGGCATTCATAAAAAAAAGCCGGACTACGAATCCGGCTTTTTTCAGTAGTATGCAAGAATTGATGGTAAGACATTGAAAAATATAAACAAATGATTTTTTTAAAATAAACTCACGGCAAATATACCAATCAATAGCAACGGTTTTACTTACTTTTTATTTATTTAGTTGTCATTATTTTGATTATGTTATCATTTTTTTTACTTTTGTCTATAGTTATTGAATTATTAAAGCGAGAGATCATGCAAATACAATTATTAAGATTTACCAATCATTTCGGCATTACTTTATACGTTGGAGCGTAAAACCCATTCATCGCTTTAGCGTGGATGGGATGTAAGCGACTATTAGCCTTGTGATAATATGTATTGTTTAATGGTATCAATTAAACAAATTTTAACCAGAACTTGATTTTAGATAAAAAATATTGTACTTTTACAAAAGTTTAGACTATTTAATAATATATGCTAAAAGGATACAAATACAGAATATTTCCAACGGAAACTCAAAAAGCCCAATTACAAAGGTACTTTGGAGTTAATAGATTGGTGTATAACCTTGGTTTAGAAACTAAGAGTGTTGCGTATGCTTCAAATAAAACATCAATATCTAAGTATGATTTAATTAAACAACTGCCAGAATTAAAAAAAGAGTTTGATTACATTAAAGAGTGTCCAAGCCAAGTTTTACAACATAGTATAATTAATTTAGATACTGCATACCAAAACTTTTTTAAAGGTAGGGGTCAATTCCCTAAATTTAAAAATAAGTACTCTAAACAGTCAATTACATTTCCACAAGGATTTGAAATATCATTTAAGGATAATATTTTAAAATTACCTAAACTTAAAGAAGTTGCTATTGGCTACCATAGAGAATTTAAAGGCTTACCAAAAAGAGTTACACTAACGAAAACGGTAACTGGTAAATACTTTGTTTCAATATTGGTTGATACTCAAACTGAAAAACCAAAACAAAAAAGTATAAAAACAGAAACGTCTGTTGGTATTGATTTTGGTATTAAAGATTTAGCAATTACTTCTGATGGCGTAGTATATGAAAACAAAAACTTCTTTAAATTACAACAAAGAAGATTAAGAGTTGAACAAAGAAGCCTTTCAAGAAAACAAAAGGGTTCGATAAATAGAGAAAAACAAAAATTAAAAGTAGCATTATTGCAAGAAAAAATCCGTAACCAAAGGACTGATTACTTGCATAAAATATCTACTGAATTAGTAAACACGTATGATACGATTGTTTTGGAAGATTTAGCTGTTAGTAATATGGTTAAGAACCATAATTTAGCTAAAGCAATATCTGATATGGGTTGGCGACAATTAAGAACAATGCTTGAATATAAGACTGATTGGCAAGGTAAAAACCTTGTTGTAATTGGTAGATTTGGACCGAGCAGTAAGGTATGTTCTAATTGTGGAAACCACAAGAAAGATTTAAAACTTTCAGATAGGACATATAATTGTGATAAGTGTAATAATTCAATAGATAGAGACCTTAACGCTGCGTATAATATAAAAAATTTCGGGGTTAGGGACAACCCTTTGTACGCTAACGTAAGCCATTAGGCTATGCGTTGTACAGGAAGCCCACACATCTTTTTAGTGTGTGGGTAGTTCACACAGTGTTACCCACAGTTATTAACGATAATTTATATTAAAAATGAAAAGAGAAAATAAGAAATCTTACGGTGAGTATGTAGATAGTAACGGCAATAGCCACCGAATATTAAAAAGAGTACACCCCAAACAGTGCGATGCTTTCTATAAAGCACAAGAAAAAGAAGATGCTTTTGCTATGCACTACCTATCCCTTCCTTATTGGGAAAAACCACCATATATGATACAATTTGAATTAAAAATGATTGAATTAAGGTGTGAGCTTGATAGAGAGTTAGCGAAACCAAAAGAGTTGATTGAATTAGAAATGAGAGTGAAATACGGAAGTAGAAAAACTAGCGATACACCTAAAAACAGATTTTTGTTTATTCCGTTTTTCTTTAATTGTAGGCAACGTTTTCGGGCTTGGCGAAGGCGAATGGGGGCAAAACGCTGACACAAAAAGGTCTTTTTATAAACCAAGCAAACAAGTTTTGGATAGATACGGTGCTGACTACCTGAAAAAGTATTTCTCTGAAAACGAAAAAGATGTTGATTTGATTTACTAAAAATGCGGGTGGGGTTTTTTATTTTTTCATCACGAATGATTGTTTAACGAAATAAGAAAAAATCATGGAGATAATTAGTTTTTTACCGACTGTAATATTTATTTTTTTTGTTTTTGCTATTGTATTTAATAATGATTTCACTATTAAAATAGTTCCAAAAAGAGATCGTCGAGGAAGGTATATAAATGGACATGAAAAAATAATTTATCGTATATCAAAAGCAAGACATGTTATTAAGCTAAAACAATTTGTGCTTTTAAGCATCGTAATTGCATTATTGAACCTTATAATTTATCTGATAATCTTATGGTAATAACATCATTTAAACTTGAAGACGGACAAAATATTGAGCTTGTTTCTGTAAAAGGAAACACAATCGCCAATGCTGAATACACAGTACTTGTTAATGGCAAAAAAAAAATTTTTCAATATCATATGTGGCAACGGGTAATAGGCATGAGCCAAAATCATCCAAACAAATGGGTTGCTGCCTATCAAGCTAAATATGGGTATGAAAGTTTTATTCGTTTTATCTTTAAAAATAAACGAGAGCCAAGAAGAGAAGATATAACTAACGAAAAAGAAATAGTGTATGAGCAAGGAAAATTATTTTAAAGTAAAACAGATACCTTTCCAAGGTATTCTTAGAACACTTGAATCATAAGCCATGACATTTGATAGCGACGAAGAAAAATATTTTTACTGGTATTTAGAGGATTTAAAAAAAATAGGGTTTGTTGAAGAAATTATTCCTCAACACCCTGTTATTTCTCTTTCCGATAAAAAAGAAATAAAAATGTTTGAACAGCTTAAGACAAAACAAAAACCTTTATCGCACACGCTGCTGCATAAACACATTTATACTCCGGATTTCACAATTGTTTGGAATGAAATAGCTGCTGATATATTTACTTCTTATATTGGAGGGTTCAATGAAAAAAATACTCCATTTATACTTGCAAACTCTGCGTTTAAATTTGTAGATAAACCAAGAAGTATTATTGAGATTAAACCTTCCTTTGATCAGCACAACATGACAAGAGCATTTACGCTTAATCAAAAATGGATATATAATAAACACGATATTTATGTCCAATTGATTAAACCTGTTGAATTGTTTAAAAAAACTTTTATTCCGACACGATATATCTGGACGAACAATGGCACAAGACGCCGTAAGATTAATTTTAAAATCAAACTACTAAAAGAATACCTATGTCAAAGAAAGAAAGTATTGAATTTATCGAAAAAATAATAGCACTTCCTGTAAATAATTGGGATGATATTATTAACGCTATCTCAAAAGCATATGAAGTGCCTGTGAACAACGTATTGACGATGATATCCAATTACATTGTTAACGGCCATACTATCCACTCACCTTCGGATTTAAAGGAAATACTATTACAAGAGTTCAGCAGAAAATCAGGAAAAGACCTGACGATTGACATTATTGTTTACTATTTTAATATAAAGCGAGAAAATATTTTCCAATTAAAGAATAAAGGCATTTGTGGGTATTCTAAACAAATAGTAATATTCTTTCTCTACTATCACAATGGATTATCACGAAAACAAATTGCCGATATTTTTTCGATCAAAGAAACTTCTGTCCGGTATTCAATAAAAAAAGTAAGGAAATATATCGAGATTCCAGTATACAAAAAAGACATTAAAACATTATCGGAATACCTCGGTGCAAAATATGTTTATTACAAATTAATATCAAAAAATTTATTTGGAAACAAAAAAATGAAATGATAAAATTTGATTACATAAAATGCCCATTGCACCGATATACTTTTTCGGTAAAAAACATTAGGGAATGGGTTGAGCTTAATTGCGAAGGAAGAACTTTAAACCTTTTTGCTGGTAGAACAAAGCTGAACATTGATGAAGTAAGAAATGATTTAGACCCAGAAGCATTGGCTGATTATAGAATGGATGCTTTAAAATTGTTAAGAACTTGGAAAAGGGAAAAGTTTGATACTATATTGCTTGACCCACCTTATGCATACCGGAAAAGTATCGAGATGTATAAAGGTATCCGATGCAGTCCATTCAAACAACTAAAAGATGAAATACATAATGTATTAAATAAAGGGGGAATAGTTATTACATTCGGGTATCATTCAAATACGATGGGCAAAAATAGAGGTTTTCACGTTGAAAAAATAGGATTGTTTTCTCACGGAGGGGCAATTCACGACACAATAGCTAGTCTAGAACGGTATGATAGTAGTTGCAGCTAACGAATTAGAATTACAAACTTAAAATAAAATAATCATGTAAATTAAAAAAAGATCAATATTTAAATCATTCACAATTTAACACTTAAAATTATGGATAACAAAATAGTATTTAATAAATATACCGAAATGGAAAAAACAATTTATAACCTAAAATTAAACGAAACTTTACACGCTGAAATGAAACTGGTGAGAAGGCGAGGGCACATTAATTAAAACGAATTATATCTGATTTCGGTTGTTTTTTACAACGGTTTGCGGCTAACAGAAGGCGGGGAATTAACTACAAAATTAAATACGAAGATATGAAATTTAATAAACCACAAATGTTTCTACGAGGCAGGTCGCCCCCGCTTTTTGTTAGGTGCTGTTAACAGAAGTAGGGTATTCCCACCATCTAACTTCAATCGAAGCACTAAAGAAAAAATAAAAAAAAAAGAAGCGTGGGACTTAATTAAACAATTTAAAAATAAAAAATAATGCCAACAGAATTTGAAATTGCATTTGCGAATGCAAGAAAACAAGGATTAGCACAATTTGCTTTTAACGGTAAACAATATACTACCCAATTGAGAAAAGAACCTGCTAAACTTCTACAACTTTCTTTGACTGATAAAATCAGAAATGAAAGGGCTAAAGACCCATCATTAAAGTATGTGTCAAATTATAATACAGGATTAACACAGCCTGAATTTGATGAATACTACAAATGGGCTAACGACAAATATAAATGACAAGATAATGTTCTTTATGAAATGGGTTCTTACGACTTACAAGGTGCTTGGAAAGACATCAAGGCTGGAAAGCTTAAATTTGACCCACAAACAGGACATTTGCCTGATACCTACAAGAAGCCAAACCATATTACATTCAGCAATGAAAGTAAATATAGCGATGGTAAAACTTTCATAGGTGGTAAATGGGAAGAATATCCACAATCGACACCAAGCGGTAAGAAATGGAAATTTAAAGTAAGTCCACAAACATTGAATTTGTATGGTAAGGATTACTTGCAGAAGTATTTTTCCGAAAATGAAAAAGATGTTGATTTGATTTACTAAAAATGCAGGTGATGTTTTTCTTTTATTTTTTTCATCACGAATGTTTAATCAAAGAGCATCACCCCTATTTCTGCTAACTAAATTATATACTGGTGGGCGTATCTGTGCAGATATATAGTAGGTAGAAAGACTCTGAAAAGGATGCACATCCGAAGGAAGAAAATCGCTACTGAAAGCCCACTTGTTTATTTTAATTAACAAATAAAACTTAAATAGAATGAAATGAAAGACATTAAAAAATTTGAATACAATGAAAATGAAATTACCTTCCAATTAGGGAATGGTGACACAATGGTAAACGCTACGCAAATGGCAGAAATTTTTGGTAAGCGTCCAAGTAAATGGTTAGAATTATCCTCAACTACCTCATTCTTAGAGAGTTTGAGTAGTATCCGATTTCCGGACACACCTGATAACCAGTTAGTTAGGACAGTGATGGGAGGCCCTGAAAATGGTGGCGGAACTTGGTTTCATGAAGACGTAGCTTTAGAATTTGCACGTTGGCTCTCCCCAACTTTTGCAATTTGGTGCAATCAAAGAATCAAAGAGTTAATGACAACAGGCGCTACAACTTTCCAAGGATTGCCGGATTTTAAAAATCCTGTTGAAGCTGCTCGAGCATGGGCTGATGTTTACGAGCAAAAACAACAGATTGAAACTCAAACCAAACTACAACAAAAAGAGCTTCAAATAGCTGCTCCAAAAGTCAAATATTATGAAAACGTTCTTCAGAGTAATAGCACTTATAACACAAACCAGATTGCAAAGGAGTTAGGGATGAGTGCTGTTACACTTAACAAAAAACTTAACAAATTAGGCGTTCAATACAAACAAAACAAAACTTGGTTACTGTACCACAAGTATCAAAATAAGAGTCTGACAAAAACTAAAACGTTTGTTTTTACAGATACCGAAGGGAATGAAAGAACCAGGATGCAAACCGTATGGACTGAAAAAGGACGATTATTTATTAACGAAAAAAAAGCATTATTATGAAAAACATGAATTTACCAGACAATCTTAAAGAATTGGTAATTAAAAAGATTGAAGAAATATTAAGCTTCAACTATTCAGGCATCATTGAATTAATAAACTATGAAGACTTTGAAGGCAGCGTTTCAGTAAATATTAATGAAGAATTTGAAATAGAAGGTACATATATTAACGTAGTGTTGTTTGGCGATATTGTTTACGAAATAATATCCCACACTACACGAACTTATGAATTACCATCCGAAACCAAGTTTTCAGATAGCGGATTGTTCATTGGTGAAATTGGAGTTTATGACAAAGGAGGAAATGAAATATTAACAATCATAGATAACGAAATTAAAAAATGTCATTAAGAAAAACATTTCAGTGGTGTGGATATGAATGGTTGACACAAGAACGTTGGGGTCAGATACACAAAGAAAAAAGACAGGCGTATTATGATAAGAATTCTGTTATACTCAGGCCAGATGGTTCTATAAGCCTATTAACTCAATGGAAACCTAAAATATTTGAGATAGATGGGAAGAAAGTAAAATCTATTAATGCTGTTGGTCTTATTTCTTGTTTAAAACACTTTACGTGGGGAAGGTTTGAAATAAAAGCAAGGCTCCCTGAAGGCCGTTGGTTATGGCCGGCATTTTGGTTGTGGGCGTGGGGGGATTGGCCTCCTGAAATTGATATATTCGAAGCCTATTCTTCTAAACATTTTGGGTACTTTAGGCCAAGCATTAACAATCCCTCGCTTTACAACATTGAATCAAATGTTCACACCAGAGGAAACTACGTACATACACCACCGGCACGAGATCATTGGATTGGCTTTAAATCACCGAATAAAACGCATATGATATATGCTTTGGAATGGAGAAAAGACAGCCTAAAATTTTTTTATAATGATAAGCTTGTTAGAACCGTTACGAATAAATCTACCATGGATTATTTAAACGAATACTCTATGAATCTTGTGATTAACAACATGATTAGAAATGTAGCACCAAAAGGTCATACTGAATACTCTGATTTTAATATCAAATATTTTACATACACAAAATATTAAAAATTAATATGATGTATCATGCAAAGACATACTAAAATATATTTCGTCTTTTTTGGGTATGCACCAGGAGATTTTGTTCCAAGTGAACTAAACTTTCGTTTAGCCACTGAAATACACCATATCAAAAATAAAGGAATGGGAGGAACAAATAATCCGGAAATTAATCATATCGAAAATATTATGGCCGTAAACAGAAAAGAGCATGATGAATACGGAGACAAGAAAAAATATCTTTCTTTCCTTAAGACTTCACATGCTACTTTTATAAGAACTATGAAACCAAGATATAAGTTTGAATATCTTGAGGAACCTCCTGAAGTGAAAGTAAAATTAATGAGAAGAAAACTGAGAAATTTAAAGGCCGCCCAACCATGAGCGGCCTTTTTTTATTGATACATAACAGGATCGTATTCTATTGTTGTGGATTGAACTGTAATATTTGCTCCTGAAGTTATTGGTCTATGCTGAACAGAACCGAGAAGTTTTCCAAACGTAATTTGTTTCGTTGAATCAGAAATAAGAGCAATTAAATGAATATTAAATTCCTCAGATAAATTAATCATTTCAGATTTACCTTCTTTAATCATTTTACTGTCTATATTAAGCCCATGTTCGTAAGCATAATACAAAACATTACCCTCATCATCAAATTCAAAATAAGATTCTAAAATTTGTTTGTTACCCGTATCATTATCAGTAACCTCAATTTCTATTTTTTCTGATCCTTGTTGAATTATCAGTTTTATTTTATTGACTCCTGAAGAAGGACTAAATGTGAAATCTGAAACAATAGAAATCATATCCATGTTGTTAGCAACATTGCTTGGTATAGATGCGGATTTAACAAGTCTATTGTTTATATTCGTACTTATTTCTTCATAATGAGTAAAATAATGTTCATTATAACTTCTATGCATATCCTCAACTTTGCCAGCGGTTGTTAGCCATAAAGAAATAGGGATAGCTGTTGCTTCAACGTCATTAAGTCGTGATTCAAAATTAGAAACATCGGCCTGATTTACTAATAATTGATTAATAGAAGTGTTTATCTGTCCTATGAATTGATTCAATCCGGTAATGGCTTGTGTGTTCTGATTTGCTTCAGAACTGGCAGAACCAACAGCGGTATTAAGATTGATTAATGCTTTTGAAATTGTATTACCAAGAGCAATAGGTACATCGGTAAAGTTTCCTTGCAAATCCTTAATGGATGTAATGTTACTATTAATATTTGCAATGGAATTATTAAATATTGATGTACTAACAAAAGCATTACCAATTTCACTATTTGTCCTGTAAATTTGCAATGCATCATCAATATATACACTGATATCATCCTGGTTGATTGGTACATATGAAAACGTAATTTTTTCATTTACATGATCAACGTCAATACCAACTCCATCCCCAACAAATTCATATGAAGAAAGTAAAATATTAGAACCAGTTCCTCCTGTTCTGTTATCTGCACTATTGGCTTCAGTAATCTTCAAAATATTTTTTACTGAATCCTTTCGCTTAATGGATGGTAACTGGTGCGGTTGTACTGCTCTTGCAAAGCCGTCTGAACTAATAGTATTTCTATTAAAAGCATCATCATCTTTGCTTAATCTAACCAAACCTTGAGAGGTTTCTTTAGCAGTGCTTTCCGATTCCATAAAAAATGGAATGGAATAAAATAACCTTCTGAAAGTAGCCTCATTTGGCCTGTTCATAGAAGAGAACTTATTGTAAGAACTTCCGGCAGGACCAAAGAAGAATTCGCGTTTTTTTCTTATAATATTATTCATAGTAGTAAATGGTTTTATAAAACATGAAAATTATCACCTATCTTCATTGTTCCAATTCCAAGCTCATAGGTGGTAAGCTCAAAAATATCAAGCAATTGATATATACTAATATTCATTGATAAAAAGTAATCCACAATCTTTTGAACTTCGTATTCTTCCCAAAGCTCTTTAATTGTTATTTCCTCCTGATCGTATTCTTCCCTCATAATAAAGAAGTAAATAAACAGCATATGCATTTCCATAATCCGAAGCGATAATTCATCGGCTTCATCCTGGGCTCCTTCTTCTTCAACAATCAATAATTTTTCTGTGTTTCCTCTTAAAAAATCATCAGCCAGACTATAGAACTCTGCCCAATACTGAGAAAAATCAGACCCTTTTTTTGCTAAATAATCAGGAATGGTTTCGAAAGCTAATACATTCAACATATTAATCGTCTTTGTAGTTAGTCGCCATTTCAAGCGATTTTCTTATATACTTATCTGCTAATTTAATAACAGAATATCTGTCGTTAGTAAGCATGTAATGCTCTATGTATTCAAACCTTTCAAAATTTATGGTACTCATTGCGGTCAGAAAAAACGAGTAGATTTTGAAAGAACTCATAACATTACGGCTTCTTTTGTATTGCTCCATTACACCTTGATAGCTTTCATGCTTTTTAGTATACACTTCTTTCATGGCTTGATGAACATAATCATTTACTTTTGAATACTCATATATCACAAGCCACTTGGTTGATTCTTCGATTAAGATTTCAGAATTCGGATCGGCGTCTCTCATTTCTTCTATAGACCCATTGTATATCTTTACTAAATAAACTCCATCCGAATTATTTCCAAGGTTTATCTCTTTGGTTTCTCCACTTTCAATAGAAAATGAAATCGCAGGCTCTAACTCGTTTTGTTCAACATCAAGCACTCTTATTCCTCTTGCACCTGGAACGTTGCTATCGTCTGAAATTTGCCACCTGTATGGAGCAATCTTTTTTAAGCTGTAATCTTGCCAATCAGTATTACTAAATGACACTGCTTGTTGAATAGACTGAACAGGATAAACAAGGCTTCCTGCTTGAGCATTTGTATAGCACGCATCAAATTCAGCGAAATCATCTATAGTTAATCGCTGCCATAACTCTATTTGGGCATCATCATATAACGGTTGGTCGGTGACACTCGCTCTTATTTCAGGCTCCTCACCTGGTTCATAAGAAATCGCATCATTGTTTATTTTCTTATAAAAACCGCCGTCTTTATATACAATGACTCCAACAGGGTACTCCTGGGCATCATCATATACTGGAATGAAATACATGAAGGTTTTATACCTTCTGTTATTGAGTACAGGATATTGATACTCCATACCAAACCCTGTTAGTTGAGAAAGAGACGGCTTTATCGTGTTGTTTTCAAATACAAATATTGCCCGGATAAACTCTGTTGAAGCATATCCTGTATCTTCTTCATTAAGCGTTTCTGCATAATTAAGAGTTTGATCTCTTACAAAAATATGTTTGCTCTCTTTTTCGACTTCTGTGCCTATGATAAATGTAGGATCAATATGTGCCATTATTCTTCATTTTTAATTGGTTCATAAAGTGTTTCTATTGTTGTATATCCCGGAGCAAATCTTTGAATATTTTCAACTTCAAATTCTCCTATAGGATTAGTAAGTATTCGTTTAAATACAGAAATAATTGCAAAAGGACTTGAGATAATTCCACTATCAAACAAGGCAAACACACCGGCATAAGAATATTTTATGTTTCGAAGGATTCTCCAATCCGGAACGAAACCTGTTTTATCATCATCATCGTCTTTCACAGACATGTTGTAAAGCATAGAAACACCAAGAACCATCAATGTTTTTGATGCAATTCTTAACCAGTTGTATTTCTCAGATTCGCTCATATTCTTAAAGTTGTCAAGACTTCTTGTTTTAACCACATCGCCAATCATTCGTGTTGCTGTTCTGACCCATCCTTCCATGTAAAGTCTTTCCCATTCAGCCATAGGCTTGCCATGAGCATCCTTTTTCACTTTGTACCTTCCAACATCACCAATATAATGACCTTTCATTACTGCATTTTGGACGTGTGTAAATAAGTAATTACGGAATACAGCGAAGAAGCGGCCAAGTGTATAGTGAGTCAACATGACTTTTTCTTTATCCGTATAAGCTCCCACAACAAACATATCAGAAATATTTTTAAACTTCCTCGATTCTTTACGGGTATAAGCCCTTACAAGTTCTCCTTCTTTTTTCTGTCCTTTGAATCCATCTTTATAAACTTGATTACGAATTGTTTCATACAGTACATTTCCGTCTTCAGTCATTTGTCCGTTTTCATCATAAAAACGCTTGTCTTTTTTCCGATTGTAATTAATCTTCCCTGTTTCGCTATCAAATTCATGAGCATCCCAGGTTCCATCATGCACCATTTGAGCAATCATTACCAGATTACGACCATAATAGTCAGAAGCATAGTTAAACATATGACCCCAATACCTTGAAAGAATCTGTCCTTTTTTCGTTTTGCTCATATTTTGAGGATGTGAAATTAATTCCCATTCACTCATTGAAATATTCTGATACATCTTACAAAGCTCAGACATCTTCCCCCATTCGCTGAATATTAACCTGTTTGCTTTGATAAGATCCGAAAAGTTAAATATCCCACGTTCAACAAACTGGTTCGCTATTCCTTCCACGAACGAGTGCATTCCATTAATTAATGATGATACAACACCAACATTCACATTACCGAAAAGCGCAATTGTACCACCAACAGTTGAAAGTGTACTAATTGTTGGTTGTAGCTCTACTCCTCCAATATCACCACCAAGGTTACGGCGTTGTCCGCGAATAGACATTTCCGTAAACATTTCCACATAATCAATTTCATTACTCAGATTTTTATCTTTATGATTTTTCATATCTGTCATAAAAACTTTTGCTCCATTGATTATAGGTAGCACATCGTTTTCATAATGAATCTTTCGCTTAGAACTCATGGCAAAATAATTCATAATTGTTTCAATATCAGTAGTGATATTGTTGTTTTTCTCCTGACTGTCAAGAACAATTTCTCCTTTTGAATTTTTCCCAATTCCAAGAATATCAAAAGTTCTTGCATGGCTACCAAACTTTGTGTTACTGCCTTCACGCATGTACCCAATTTGATTAAAGAATTGATCAGAAAGCTTATTTATTTCTTTCACGTCAGTTTTTGAAAGATCATTTGCATCATCAAACATGTTCATGTTGTTAGTAATCTGACTCAGCCGTTTTTTACTAGACTTCCCTAATTCTCCTTCATTAAATAATTGTTCAGAAGTTTTTGTCATTAAAGGAAGCATCCCTTTCTGATATGAAGAATTTTGCATTAACGACTCATAAGCGTCTTTCTTTGTAAAATTATAATTAGGCTTACCAGTTTTAAGATTTTTCATATATCCTTGCATTTCATGATAATGATAAACAAGGTCGATATATTGATCCGTAATCATATTCACAAGTTTTTCTCCCTGTTCCAATAGTTCTGCAGAAAGACCAAGTTCTTTTGCTTTTTTTGCGTTAACAGGATCTTTTGTTTCATCAGTAGTCCAGAATATTTCACCAGTAAAAACTTCGTTTCCAGAACCGTCAATGTCACGTTTTACAAATAAATCTTTGAAAAACCTGTGAGACTTATCTCCAAAACCTATTGAAATACCACTATTTCTACTCTCAAACCATTTTTGAATAGGCTTAAATTCAGATTGAAATTCCTGAACTTCTTCAACAATTTTATTGGAAGTGTCCAGGGTTATTTCACGTAAAGCCTGAATGATATCATTGGCAATATATTGTCCGGGTTGAATGAATTTATCAATATCACTAAGCAGTGACATATCCTCACTATTCATTTCAGTGTCAACCACATTTACCGTCTTAAGATCAAGTAACGTCTGCGTAAGCAGATTAATTTCCTGACGATAATTATTTGTTTCGTCATTATTTTCAAGCGCATATCTGAGTCTTGCCATTAACAGGTTCTTTTTCTGTATAACAGTATAATTTTCAGGATTCTGAAATAGCATTTTTATATATTTAGGGAACGAGTTATCGGCTGCATTTTCATAAAAATTATTTAGAAGCTTTTCATAATCTACTTTTGGAATTTTTAATTCCTGCTTAAACAATTCTTTTAATTCCGGACTCAAACTATTTATAAAATCATCTATTTGAGACAATACACTAATGTTCTTATTAACCTTTAAAAAATCAATCATTTTCATTTGGCTACCTGAAGGCTTAAGACTGATAACTCCTGCCTCCTTAATCTTAATATTAGGATTAGCATTCATTAGTTTGTTTGCCATTAAAACAAGCATTAGCTGACGAACATCACCTGGGTTATTTGTCATAGACAGACCCATTTTTTTAGCTTCTCTATCCGTTAAAAATCGAGAAGCAATATTGCCAAGCTCATTTTCTATATCCGGCCTGTCGATATTGTCCATGGTAATATCATAAAGCGACACGTAAATTGAACCGTCAGACGTTTTCTCTATTGAAATATGGGGATCGAAACTTCGGATACTTTTTGACAAATGCTTCGCAATCTCTTCTCCACCTTCCATTTTTTCAAGCTCAGAAACTCTTCCAAACTCTTTAAATGAAGCATATTCAATCTGCTTTTTAAACTTTTTGAGAATAGGAACCTTATAAATAGGAATATCGTTACTAGTTTTTCCAAAAGTTTCTATAGAATCATGCACAGAAGCTTCATGTTCATTAATCCAGTTACTTATTTTCGCTTTAAATTTATTATCACGAGTTTCGTATTCAGTAATAACCTTTTTACGAATAGTAGATTTGATTTCATCTACTGTCATTCCTTTGAAATTATATTCTGTTCCAGTTAGACCAGCCCCGATTTTACCTGTATTAGTATCAATAAGATTGTAAACATAATCGACCTTAGCATCAGTTGACATTTCCTCGAAATCAAACCTGTCACTTGGGTTCGTAAGCACCTTGGCCATCTTCTTTACATCATAAATCGTTTTAATTTTTGAAGCATAAACGTCAGCCTTGGCTATATTACTCATTTGCTTTGAGGACACATACGATAGAACCTGTCCGTTATTAACAGCATTAACCATCATTTCAGCGAATGATTTAATAGTAGCATTTTTAAAATCGAAATCCTTTAATGTTCTACTGTTTATTTGCTGAACACCTAACGCGCCATAAACCGCATTCTTCAACCATGTATAAAAACGATTGACAAGGGCCGAAATTTTGCCATATAGCGTACTTGCTTTTTGATCAGAGTTCATGCCCGGAGTCTTGTCTAAAAGATTTCTGACGGCTTCCTGGCTATTCCATCCGGCCATAGTTGCAATAACTTCCTTAACAAGATCCACTTTTGAAATATCTGCATATTCTTTAAGGATTTCCTGAACGACCTCATGATTACTTTCAATTAAAGTTATAGCTTCATTTTCAAGAGCACGATACAGTTCATGATTTGCACTTTCAAGTATGTCAATGAACACGTGAGTAATCTCGTGAATAGGCGTGTCAAGCTGCAATTTATCTGTATTGAAAAAGACCTGTCCGTTCTCAAAATACCCTATCAATTCAGGATGTTTGCTCGTAATGTTATTCACATAATTAATGCGGATATTTGGAAAAGCTTTTTGTAACTTATCCATGAATGACTTTAAAACATAGTATGAAGCTTTACTTTGATTTTTAGATATCCTTGAAGCTTGAGGCTTATTTGCCTTAGTGAATTTTATTATACTTGTATTTGTTAGATTGTCTTTTTTATGTTTAGGACCGACAATTTCCACATTTCCAACAGTTCCATCTTGAAGCACAGCTTGATCCTTGTTTGATAATGAGTAAGGGTAGTCGTTGTTTTTTTGGTGCCATACAACTATAGGAAAATATGATTTGATTATAACAGAATCATTATTCTTAAACGTTCTCATTTCCTTGCTGGAAAGAGCGTCAATAACAGGCAGATTTGTTGTTTCAGATTTAGCAGAATACGTGTTTATCAATGTAGGATAAGGACTGTTAAGATACTCTTTAGTTCCTTTTTTAATATCAAACTTATAAATGTGTGGGTTGAAAGATGCCTTTTTTGGCGTATAATAAATCAATGACGTAATGATATCATTCTTTTTCAACTTTTTCATAAGTTTTTCGGTGTCCGCTGCATAATGAACAAGTTCCTTATTGCGAAGAATAACCTGCTCAGCAAGATCGTTTTCATTTATCTTTTCCGGATCAAAAGATTGAATCCAATTTGTGTATTGGCGTTCTGCTTTTTCATCCGTAAAATCAATCATAGACCCATTCTTATAACGGAACCCATTCATTAATAACTGATACGCTCTAAAAGCATTTTTAACACTTTCATCAATTATCTCAAAATGATCTCGGTACAGTTTTTTATGGGTATCGTTCACATCATTAGATGAAGAAAAATCAAGATAAAGGTAGCCGGACTTTGTACTACGCTGCTTAACCCTTCTCAAGAAAGTATTATTCTTCTTCCCTTTTGGTGCATTTTTATACCAGTTAAAAGTATATTCCTCAATAAATAAAGGGAAATCCATACTAAATCTTACCCTATTTTTTGCTAACGATAAGTCATAAGCCTGATCTCCAACCGTTACTTCTTTAAAATTATCAGCAATAAACTGGCCGACAATATAATCTTCAATACCACGTTCTATCGTTTCATAAACAACAGGAATATTAATGCTTTGCCCAAGACGTTTTTCAATTGTTCCTTTGGCTTTATTAATAACCTTATCTGTAGTAATAGATTCATTAATTGTTTTTTGTACCTGAGCAAGTGTTCTTACATGTGTATAAAGCATTTCGTTTTCCATCATTGCATCACCAATATTAAATTGTTTTCTAATATTTGACTCATGCCCGTCAGTAGGAATATTCATAATTCCAGTTGTAGATTCTCCTGCAAGCCTGCGCTGAATATATTCATCTGCATCAGTGGTTCCAATGGCTTCATTAATACTATTGATTACATTATTTCGCTTAGAATTTTCAATACTAATCTCCTGTTGAATATTAGTAATGTTTCCAAATCTCCGCAATTGCTCTCCCATATATGCATACTCACGAATTTGAACGAGAAAGCGATCTTTTTCATCTTTTATTTGGTGTGTGGGAGTATCAAAATAATCTCCTGATATATATTCACTTATGGCTTCCCATATAGGAATTATTTTATATTGTGCGTTTTCAGGAACTCCATTATCATTATACCCGGTAATAGACTTAGATGTCATGCTCTTTTTAGAAGCATTTAAAATTGTTTCATTCTGTAAAATATCTAGTATTTCTTTTTCTGAAAGACCGGCCATCACCATTCCATTCACAATAGGTGAAGTTGATTCTGTAATATTCAGTCTACCGAGAAGTCCACCTTCTTTGGCGTTATCGGTAGCGGCATTAATAAGCTTTGCAACAAAAGCGATCTGCTCAGAAATAGCCTTATTACCTGAAAACATTTTAAACTTTTCAGGAGGCAATATTTGATCCCTTGTGGCTTTTGGAATTGCTAACAATTTAAGCGTAAACTTTTCAAGGTTTTGAAAGTGCCCTACAAGCTTTTGCCCTGAGAGATTAATCTCTGAAGCTTTCATGTTAGAACTAATATCAGAAACAAATTCCTGCCATTCCTGAGGAACAAGGTCCGCTTTATCACGGAAACTATCAAGATTAATTTCTTCAAGAATCATTTCGATATTTCCGGACTCACGATAAAACTTTTGCAAAGCAGTGAATATCATATTCCCATTATATTTAGTATCAAATTTTTCTGCCTTTGAATAATCTGCATCTATTTCATCAATTGAATTCGGATCTTCTGCTTTCTCTTTTAGTTTACCTGTTTCTTTATGTGCTTTTTTCTCAGCCTTCATTCTTTCTTTAATGACTGAATCAGGAGTTATTTCATTTCCCCATTCATCAAGAGAAAGGAAATACATAGAAACTTGGTCAATATCGTAATCAGAACCGTCAAGAATGTTCTTTTCTGCAGAAGTATATACTGTATTTTCGCTTTCATAGTCAAAAGCTACAATACGACCGACCCACCCTGAAGATGCGTTGGTCGTAGGAATACGGACCCCAAATACGTTTAAAGCTTTATTCAGGTTATAATAATAATTGGATATCACGTTCATCATTAAACCAAAAGCCTTGCTACCTTCTCCAGGAATTCCTTCTTCATCAAGAGTTTTTAATTGCTTATCGATTTCTTTGTATAGTTTCGGATTGCTTTCTTGAATAGTATCAAGCAGATCATATTTATCATTAACACGAATAGACTGTGTAAACCTTCTGATAATTTCTGTTCTGATATCAGGATGGAAGGAATCAAGTATGCCGTCCAGTTCCATTCCTTCAAAAGCTTTATTGACTTTATTCTGAACGTCTTTATATTCAGGATTTGCATTATCAAATTTCACTTCCTTGCCATTTATGACTACACTCATAACATCACGAAGCGTAGTGTTACGAGTAATTCCGAATACTTTCATGTAGCCAAAAGGAGCAATCACTTCAGCAGGTTTAATCTCAACTTTTTTCCCTGCCTTTTGAGCTTCAATAAGCTCTTCTTTTGTGAATAAAGTGCCGTCAGTTTTTGTTTCTTTGCCTTCTACTATAAAAAGTATTGGCTTTAATGGCCGCCTTACTTTACCATCAACATTTTGAGAATCATCATCAAGATCAAGATCAGAAGGCAAGTATGCATTCCCGTCTTTATCAAAATACATATTACCAAGGTCCGGAGCTTGAACAAAAGACTGTCCGGCCATATTTGGTTTTATATATTTATTCACTGCGGTAAGAAAAGCAGCAATAGCTTTATTTCTTGAAACATCAGGACTTGCCCATGCAGATACCCGCCCTGCTTTTCCTGTATCTCCACGCTTCATTGCAGTATAATGCAACAACTCTTTCATGTACTCTATGCTTTTGCCTGAACTCATAGAAACAAGTTTCTCTCGAATAATATTTGCAGTACCGGCTAATCCATGGTTTACTTCCTTTACAATTGTCTCATTTGTTTCGTTATCTAAGCCACCGATAACACTAAGAATCTGAGTAGGGATAACTTTTTCAGCTTCAATCACATCTTGCTTTGTAACAGTCTGAATTTTATAAGCGTCATTATTTATCTTAATCCTGTTCTTTTCATTGTTTAAGCTTTTATTTATTGATACATTTTGAAGTGTTAGCATTTCTCCTATAGGCACATCAAAATCTATTATTTTTCTTTTCCCTGATTTTACAGCAGATTCAAACAAAATATAACCAACCATCTGATCATCAATTAACTTTCTTATATCTGTATCATTGGCTGCCCTGTCAATTAATGCTGTTGAAGCTTTCCGGATATCTTGCCCGTTATTCTCGTATTCTTCCATGAAGTAAGGCATTAACTCTTCGCCAACCATCATTTCAAACATTTGTTTGAATATCTTATTGTTTCTGAATTGACGGTTATTGATAGGCATTTGAGAAAGCTTAGCATATATCAAATCATCTGTAACAGGATTGTAATCAAAAATCATTGGCTTAAGCATTCCGTTATGGACATTACCAAATTCTTGCCCGGCACTTCGTTTTAGCATTTCAGCCCAAATAGGGTTGACAATAGAAAGGCCATCTGTATGCAGTTCCTCTTCAAATTTTTCACTGAATTGCTTTTGCAATCCAGGAATATCACGTAGAATAAGCGTGTTTGCTGTTTTACCAACACCATCTTTTCTTGAAGTGTCGACATGGGTACCAGGACCAGTAAGACTAGAACCTCTCTTAATAAAATCTGTTAAATTTGCATAATTTGTTTGAGAACCACGCACAATTTGATCCATTGATTCATTTAATACATGGAAATTCCAAAAAGCAATATCAATCAATGGGTGTATCTGATTACCTTCAGATTGGTATTTGTTCTCAATTATTTGTTTGCGAATCTTGCGTGATTCTTTAGTATGCTTTTGCTGGATAGCTTTTATTTCCTTTTTAAGCGTTCCATACATTTCGTTAAGATTCTTAAATTGCTGATCAAATTGTTCAAGATTTTCTTCTGCTTCTTTTAAGGCCTCTTTCTTTTCGGTTCCTCTAAGTTTGTCAATCTCTGCTTCAATCTTTTTACGCTCTCCTATTTTATAGCCAATTTCTTTTCGTTTTTTCTCCTTTTCTCTAAGTTCCTCAATATGTTTTTCAATCATATCAGAAATTTGTTCTCCTGACTCCATATTATAACCAAACTGCTTAAAAAGATCGGTCATTTTAGAAGTCATTTTATAACCTGAATCAGCAATCCATTCTGCAAATTGCTGACGACTTTCAAGCGTAGCTTTTTCAAGAAGTTCCTGTTGCTTCCTACCTCGTTTGATTAGATCTTTTATTGTATTAGTTTTTCTCCATTCAGCAATAAAAGAAGGCTTATAAATAATATTGGAATCCTCTGTAATTATAGAGTTGCCAAGGCCTGTAATCTTAATAGTTCGAGTTTCAGGATTAAATTTTTCAAAATAATCCTTTTTTTCTGTGAGTTGATTGATAATTACTTTTGTCTCTGCTGCTGACAATCCTTCCTCGATATATTTCTGTAATGATTCTGTTGATTTGAAATTTTTACCTAGAACATTGTTCCATCTGCCCAAGGCAAGATTGTTTGTTTTCTCGTAATAGTTTACAAAGAGATCGATTGAATTTGCAAGGCCAGTGTAATTTACACCAAGCTCTTCAAGGAAATCATATCCTTCAGCAAACGACTTAAAGAAGATAGGGTTTCTTTCGCTAACAACGTTAAATACTGACCTATTCTTTTTGTCTGCAAGCGTGCCATACAGCGAAGGAAGTACGCTTTCATTACCGCCTTTAATGATTTGCTTATAAGTAAGTTCTTCAATAATTACTTTAGCAAAATCTTTATCTGTCATTTTATCTATGCCACCTGAACGAAGGAAGGTTTTAATTCCATCAAACTTTTGAATTGGATCAACCGAAATTACATTCGCAAGAATAGGATTGTTATACCCATTATTTCCGATTATCGGAGAAACAGGATCTATATTTTCATTCTTAATTTTTCTAGGGAGATTCGACACATAATCTTTTTTACTGAGATCCGACACATGAGCTATTAAGCTTCTAGAACCGCCCATAGCTGCATCATAAAGATTGCTTGAAAGTGGATGTGAATACTCAAAATTCCCTTCTGAGTTAACAATCATACGCGTACCAATATCAGCATTGTATTGCTTCATCAAGTTGCCTATATACTCATAATACATATAGAAATCTGCAGGACTTGGAAGATCAGGAACACCAGAACGTTCACTCGTCCGGTTAGTGTTTTGTTCAACACTATCCCACTGAATACTTGCTTTTTGATAAAGGCTTTTTGCTAAATCAAGAGCGGCTTTTGTTTCTTTTGAAAATTTCAAATCGCGTGCTTTACCACCATTATCAAAATGCTTTGTGTATTCTTTGTCCACAATGACTCTTGCTTGTAATCCTGCAGTAATAGCATGAAGGTATTGCCCAAGAGACATAGACCAATTCTTATTACCTTTCTCACTGGATTGGCCTATAACTTCTTTGTTTAATTCTTCAATGATTCTTTGAGTAAAAATCCCCTTCTTATTAAGCTTAAGGTTGTTAAGAATTATTGAAATGGCCATTGGAGATTGCTTTTTTATATCTCCTTTGATGTACAGCTTTCCGTTAAAGAAAATTCCTTCTTTTGTGACACTTAAATTTTTTTGGTTTGCTGAATCAAATACTTCAGAAACATCCTTATTAAGGAATCCTCCTTGTCCAATGAAATGTGTTTTCATGGATTCCCGAATATATGCTTTCATCACTTTGTCATCAGCTGAAGATTTAACTTCCCAGGATTGTTTTTCTGTTAGGTTAACTAAAGCTAAAGACACATTACCGAGTGAACTATAATATGATATGAATCCGGAAACAATATCCCTGTAACGCTTTCTTTTTTCTAATGAAACTTGCTCGTCTTCTGCCAAGGCTTGATATCCGTTATTCTGCATTCTGAAATTAAGGTCTGCATTCCCTTCTGAGTCTGCAAATTTTTTATTTCCAAATGTCGACATGAAAGAATAAATCAGTGTTTTATATTTTGATTTATCTGTTTCATTCTTCATCTTTTCAAGCATATCAAAAAACTCCTGATCTGTAAAATGCCGTTTACCCATCTGCTTCAATCTATTAGCTGCATCGATAAGGATATGATCCATTGTATTTGGATTTGCATAATAAACTATATTCCCATTGTATTCAACTTTAGCCTTTTTGCCTTCATCGTATATAGGAATAGATTGCAGTAACATTTTCTGAAACTCAGAACGTGAAAGGTTAGGATCAAAGCTTTCAGCTTCTACAAGTTTTTGTCCTGAAGCTCCACTAACACTTTCACTATCCAAGGCTTTTTTTCTCTTGAAATCCACAAGCGCATTTAAGTTTACGCGACCTAAAGCAATTTGTGTCATTGAAGCAAAAATCTTTTTGTCACTGAGTAATACAGGGTAAATATCTCTTTTCAAATATTTCCTTCCTAATGGAGTATTAAACATTCTCTTGATTTTCTCAAAGTTTAAGCTTCCGTCTCTATCCAGTACCCTGCTAAGTTTTTCACGAGTTTTCTCATCAATACTATCGTACTTGTTATAAAGAGCAAGAAGAGCTTCTCCAACTGTTTTGTTTTCGTTTAAGCCTCTGCCAAATGGTGATTGCTCAATAAATTCAGGTATAAAAATATTGTTCTTCACCCAATCCACAAGCTGAACATCACCTATTCTTGATTCAAGATACTTAATACTTTCCTCGCTATTATGCTCATTTTCAACTTTGTAAAAGGTGTTTTCGTTAGATGATAATGCATGACGATCTTTAAAATATCCCTGATCTGCGAGATATAAAATTTCGTCAAAAGTGTAATGATATGCTCCGAATTGATTAGCTACTTTCTTTAACCACATAATGAATCTTTGAAGTAGATTTTTAAATTTTATGTTTTCGGAGTTCTCATAAAGCTTTGAAATATATTCATGGATATCGCTTTCGGAATTTATTTTTTCTCCGTTATCCTCCATTTCTTTACGTGCTGTTTCTAATATTTTTTTACGTTGTCCGGGCTTCACCATATTATTAATGATGAAGTGCATTGCTTCATGTCGAACTGTTTGAGAAGATGTTTTCCCATCCAGCATAGCAAGCTTTATTAATGCATCACGGGTAAGGCCAAGTGCACGCTGACCATCTTTAGTATACAAATATCCATTATGGAAAAAGACATTTGTATCGGTTAAATCACCAATAATACTTCTGAGTGTTTCCCTGGCTTTTTCAAGAGAAACAAAAGAAAGCTTATTCTCTGTTGATACTAACTTAGGATACTCTTCATCATCGCTTAGTTTTTGATTTAATGCTTCAAGAATCTCATTCATATCTGCATCACCCTTTTTGGCCTCAGAAAGAATTTCAGCTTCGAATTCATCTATTGTGGCTCCAATAGTTTCAAAAGCACTTACAATATCTTCAACAGAATTGTTATTAATATCATCAATCGTAAGACTTGTTCTGCTACTAAGATCTAATGATGATATGCTTTCTGGCTTAACGGGCTCATGCTTTTTTGTTTCTTGTTCTTTTGGAGCACTTTTGCTTATACGATTAAACTCAAGATTTAAGTTTGGTTGCGTAACATCATGAACAATAGATTCAAAATGTGCTATATCAATTTTACCACTCTTATTTTTTGCAGGATAACGGAAATACTGATCAATACTGTTATTAGCTATTGCTGAAGAAATAAATTTCGCAATACTTTTAAGAGATTTAATCTTTTGAAGTGGAGTACTTCCTTTTATGCTAACTCCTTTATCGTTAAACCTTAATGGTAACTGATCTTTATAATTATTCAGTATATTAGCATTGGTTTTCACAAAACGGAATAAAACGGATTCTTCAACCTCTTTGAATAAATCAGCCTTTTCTTTATTAGAAAGATCCTTAAAATTTTCTTCATATGCTTTAATCAAATCTTCTACCTCAGATAAATCCTGAAGGAAATAATCAAGGTCTTTATTGTTTTTAACAATTTTCCGATCAATAAGAAAAGTTAACTCCCCAACACCATCAAGCTTAATTGTAATTGTATTACGCCATTTGCCGTTTTTCTGTCTTTTAGATTCAGAAATGACATACATATTATCTTGATCTTTCGCTTCAATAACCTGCCTTTTTTTGACAAGTTTATCAATCAGGTTCTTAATAGGAATAAAATCATCAAATACACGAATTATTTTTCCGGGCTCAACAGAATTAACAACAGATTCAACCTTTTCTTCTGAACGTAGTCTTCGCATACGCTCTTTATTCATTTCAATCAGTGCTTCTCTGGTTGCCAAATTATCATCATTGTCAAAAGCATTTTCAAACATTTTATCCAAAAGGGCTTCTGCCTTTGAATCGTCTGTTTCTTCCATGTAAGTGTTGTATGCTTTAGGCTGAATTGATCGTACCTTTCCTTCAGTATTGGTTTTATCAACAGCACCAAAATTAAACTCAGGCTCAAAATCTGCCGAAACAATATCCAATCCCTGATCAATGAATTCCTGCTTTGTTATTTCTTCTCCATAAGAATTTAATAAATCTAAAGCTTTATCAATGTCTTTTTCAGACATACGATTAATGGCTATTTTGCCGTCATATTCAAATCGTACCATTTGACCATTCTTCATTCCGAACACCTTGCCACCATCACGGTATTCTTTTGTTACTCTAACTCCAGGGTAAAAGTATTTAACAAGTAACATTTTCCTTGCATAGACAACATTCTTATCAGGGTTATAAAAATCTTCTACTGGAACTGAGCTCGAATTCTCCCCGAGAATCTTCACAGCTTCAGCATCAGTAACGAAAAAGGTATTTGTGGTATTTGTGTCCACTCCATTTTCAAAGTCTTCAGCAGTGGTTTTAAAACGCGTTACAGGATCTTCGGTATTTGGAACCTGATATTGACTCTCAAATTCTGATTGGTTGACAGCCTTAATATTTCCATTCTCTGTCTCAATATGGTATTGAGTAACAATCTTTCCTTCAATTCTTTTTGAAGTAATACCGTGAAGTTTATGAAATATAAGAGAATCTTTATCCTGAATGAGTTGTCCAAGCTTAAATCCTTTGTTCTCTGTTAAAGATCTTTCGTTTTCAAAAAACTCTTCTTGCCCAACAAACGTTTCATTCGCTTCATTTTCATTCTCAAATGACATGAGGCTAATAGCTTCTTCCGAATCGAGCTTCAATGTTTTACCGTAAAAATATTCAAGCGAAACAGAATCACCCTTCTTTTCAAATGTCTCTACAATATTTGATATTTTAAGGTTATTTATTTTAAGGCCATTCGCTCTTAAAATATCTGCATAAGCAGCAAGTTTTTTCTTATCGTATTCAGACAGTTTAGTGATAGATTTTCCACTTGTTATTCTAAAATCGTACACGTCAACCACCGGCTGCCCGTTGCTGTAACCTACAATTTTAACTATAGCCGGCATAGCAATTTTATCTCCGGAAACAAAAGGAAGATTAACCAATGTTAGGTCTTCATCAAGAATATCTAAAATTTCCTTAGAAGCAAAAAGTGAATTAGAGAGAATACTGAAAAGTTCGTCCTCTGTATATTTTGTTTCAGTGGCTTCAAAGTATTCTTGAATCCTTTCCCTGAAAGCTTTTTCGTTTGTTTCACTTGAGTTGAAATTATAAAGCAATGCAGCCTTAACCATAGAATTTCTCGAACGGGTATTGGCATTTTCATTACCTGTTTTTTCAAATAATGATTCAGTAATATGAGTAAGTGTTGGATCTTCGGAATTAAGATCTTTTAAAGCACTGACTCCTTTGTTTTTTAACTCATTAATTTTTTCTTCCGATTCAACGATTACCTGATTCTTCCCATCTTCAGTTAAATTAATTGATCGGAAGTCTGATTTAGAATCTATTTCATTATCCTCGTTGTCCGTTTTATTTCCGGGAGCTTTTTTAGAAGTAATTTCATGAAGTCTTCTGATTTCTTCCTGTCTTATCTCTGAAATTTCTTCTGTATTTATACTCTCACTTTCAGGAACTTTATCAGTTTTTTTAGACTTTGAAACTTTCCCTATCATGACAAGAGATTCAGACGCACGACTAACCCCTGTCAGCCCTATCCGAGACTCTGTGACAATTCCATTTGGAGTACTTGTAACAACTGGATTGGTAGCAAAGAAAACATGCCTAGAAGCTATTCCTGATATCGCATTTTCTTCATTCCCAATAATAAATTCAACTGTTCTTACATGGTTTTCATATTCAGGATGTTTCCTCAAAAACTCGTCACGCTCAGCTTTATTTTTTACAATTAGCATAACTTCTGTTACAGGAGCATTTGGATTATTTTTCATGTAATCCATGAATGCCTCTTCAATTTCTTGAGTAGTTTCCATGTAGCGAACGCCTTTCATAGATGCTCCTTCTCCGGAAAAAGAAGTTATTGGAAGATCGGTGCGATCGCCTTCAGAAGCGGTGGTTCTAAGGTTACGATAATAATCCTGTATATAATGAAGATCACTAACTCCTGAACGATAAACCTCAGTCATTGGAATAGTGCGCTGTGTTTTCTCCATGATTGGCATCTTTGGAGTAAGTACAGCTCCTTGATCGTCAGTATATGATAAGTCAGAAACCTGGTTATCATCCCCAAGAAATAATGAAGGTATTTGAGAATTGTTAAGTTTATCTTTGATGATATTAGATTGATCTCTTGTAATAACGCTTATTTCATCAAAAATAACGATATCAGAATCTGGATCAATACTTGCCTTTCCTTCAAGAAATTCACTAAGAAGAATGTTATTCGACGTTTCAATCTCTGAAACATCTTGAAGATCTTTATCGATATTTGATTGAAGGTTACGATTAGGAGATACTATTGTTACTTTAACTCCCCGGCCTTTTAACTTACTAAGAAGTTGAATAGAATTTTTAAGTACAATAGTTGTCTTCCCCGTGCCAGCAAAGCCACGGACATAAAGCCCGTTTCTAATCATTGTATCATGTTCATCTTCACTAAGGAAATTCTTAAAAGAATCAAACTTCGGATCAAACAAGAAAGAAACGATTTCCATTAAGGCCTGCTCTTGCTCGTAGTTTGGAACAAATTCATCAGATCCTTTTTGCTCTTTCTCTGAAAGCATGTCACGATATATAGCATAAAGATCCTCCTTTGAGAAATCTTTTCCTCCAAAGCGATTAATCTGCAATGCTTTGCTTATCATTATGTATTGATAAAGCTCTCCAAGGTCTGTGTTCTTATTCTCTGAATTAAAGTCTTTCTTTCCAACTTCTAAATTTGATTCACTTAAAAGCCCTGAGTTTTCATTTGGCGAAATAGCCGATCCGTAAACAAAATCTTTAAGCGCAGTAAAAGTGGTTGCGCCTTCCGCTAATTCTTTCAGCACATTATCCATCTTTCCTTCAAGAAAAGTTTCAGCCTGAACAATAAGTCTTTCAATTTTTGTTATTGCTCCTTGTATTTCTTCTTGCTTTTCTTTTTTGCTTTTAGAGAAAAGGTAAAGAAGTTCGTTTATCGTTTTGACATTGTGCTCGTTAAGCACTTTCTCAATATCATCAAGCTCTTTAATGTTCAGTTTTGAATCAATCTCCATAAATCCATTAAGAGCAAATACTCTTGCCCCGAGGTGTAAAGACTTAGCTTTTACTTTGTAAGAATCACGAGAAGATTTTGTTTGCGCTACATATTCTTTTACGTCTTTTACGGTATTAAGATAGTTATCAATTTTTTCTATAATCTGAGTATAGTTAGATTCGCCTTCCGAAATTGATTCTTCTTTGTTTAGGACCGGTCTGGTTCCTTGATCTATCCTTTGATATGGTTTATCACGAAGCGGTGAGTGCTCTGCTGTATTTTCATTTGCTTCAATATCATTTTGCATCAGTTCAACATTCATTTCAAACTGATTGCGCAAAGTAGTAAGGACCGCTTTAATCTGTTCAAGATGTTTTTCCATAGATGCAGGATTCATAACTGCAACCTTGTTATCCATCATTTCCTTGTATTTTCTAAATACGCTTTCAAGCGTACTTGGATCTTCTTTCTTCTCATCAAGAAAAACAGGATGCTTTTCTATTATTTGATTAAGCACCTCAAGCTGTTCTTCCACTGTTAAATTTTCTATGCTTTTGCCACGCTTATTCCTTAAACGATTAAATAATTCAGTATTCCCACTAGCAACTTCTCTATCAGCATCTAATAATTCAGGATCAACTTTATTCGCTTCATTGACTTCGCCAAACATATCGTTAAGATTGCCGAGAGCTTGATCAACAGCTGCTTCACTTTGAGCCCTCATTCCTTCGAGTTCACCTAACCATTGCTGTGCTTTTGCATCACCATGAAGAGCACCGATTTCAACATCTGCAATGAAGTTTTGAATTTTCCGATAACTTTTTTTGGTATTTTCAAACTTTTCAGAAAGCGATACTTCGCTACCCTCTTTATAATTGGCTATTTCTCCGACTTGTTTTTCTAAATCAGTTATCGCTTTATCTACACTTTCCCTTTTTTCATCGGACAATATAGATTTGTCAAAACGATCTTGAGTTGATTTAAGAACTCGCTCTTCTTCTTTTAAATAATTCTCCGCTACTTCATCAAAAAGCGCTTGGGTTTGTTTATGAACCTCTTCTCCAGAAGCAGATCTTAAAGCTTGAAATTGATAAATATCCTGAAGAATTTGAGGACGTTGCGTTTCTACTAGATCCTTACGTTGTTTATTCAGTTTCTTTTTGTATTTATCCCTCTCTTCAAGAGTAAGATTTTCATATTTTTTCCCATCAAAATCTTTGTCAAGTATTTTCTTTTTGAGTTTTTTTTCTGCTCCATAAAATACCTGTGCTGATTCAAAATATAATGACGAATAAGTCTTGGAATATTTGCCACCTTCCTTAGGCTGTGTAGCATCTGCAAACTTTTTAGAATACCTTTCAACATCCGCTTCAAGTTTCTTTGTTTTTTCTTCAACTGAATTATATTTTTGACTGTCTTCTTCTGTGAAAATAGAAGGGTCTACTTCTAAAGCTTCAAGAGCTTTCTTAGCTTCATCAAGTTTACGGGCTATTTTTGTTGCTTCCTTGATAACAGATTTATCGCCCATGGTTGCTTTCAGTACTTCGGCTGAGTTAATACCGTAACGCTTAATAATATCACGGAATACCCCAATTGATTCCCTGACAATTCTTTTGGATTGATTGGCTTGAGTTTCGGCTGGTTGCCCATCTTTAGTTGTTCCTTTAACATTAACGACATCGCCGTTTTCAGTTGCTACTTTAGAGCCCAATACCCCATCTTTTTTTGCCTCTTTAATTGCAGCGTCAAGATCCTTATCTTTAATATCTCCGTTTTCAAGCGCCAAAGCAAGTTCAATAAATTTATTCTCAGAATTATCTTCCTTCCTTTGTTGCATTAAATTGATTGGTAATCCCGTTAGCAGTGAAGATATTCCAGCTATCGCCCCTTCTTCAAAGTTAACCGAAGTGTCGTCAAACATCCCGCCTTCTTTATTCTTAATTTTTGTGGAAAGCTCTATATCTTTTTGAATAGCCTCATATTCTTTTTTAGGAATTTCAACTTCAGATCCATCGGATAATATTTCAATCATTTTATCAGGATTATCTGACTCTTTCCATGAAGACTCATTATACCTGTTAAGAGTTTCTGATGCTTCTGCATCTGCATATAAGTTATACAGGTCTTTAATTCCTGAATGCATGTACCCTTCTCCAATTTCCTCAAGACTTTCATCAAAAGCACCAAGAAAACTTCTTGAAACGCCACTTTTTGGACCCCAATTTTTAAAGCCTTCCTTCCATTTATTTAAAGATCTTTTGATAAGCGTTTCTTTTCCATTTTTCCCTATAGAAGTAATAGGAATCCCTGTCGTTTTCGCGTATTCTTTAAATTCATTATTAATAGTCTTTCTAAGATTGCGTTTTGTGTAACGACTGAATCCTTGATGCTCCCAGTCTGCGGGTATTACTCTTTCAGAAGCGTAAGTTGCTGCCATGATAAGCGGAAACAATAGAGCAGAATCAAACTCTCCAATTCCAAGATTTTTCGCCTCTTCCCTGAAGGCTCCTGCAGCTTCTGCCGCCATAAAAGACATTCCAAAATGCTTCGCTATTTTTCCTGAAAGCTGAGTGGATAATCCTAAAGAACTGAACATGCCACCGGTAGCATAGTTCAGAAGTACTGTAGACGAAATTTGGCCTATACCATTCATTACCTGATACCTGAAAGAACTCCAGTTATTAAAAGCTCCTTCCATTTCATCGTAATTCTGTTTAGAGTATTTATTTGCCCAATTTAAACTGTTTGTGCCAACACGGTCTGACCACTTATCCTGATCAGAAGGATCGATAAGATCGCCAATAACCTCAATAAACTGACCGCTACCTCTAACCATCATTGGTGCTGTTCCTGACCACAATCCACGCGGTATAGCTTTATACCATGAACTCTCAAGATGTCGTGGACCTAATGCACTTCTTATTTTGTCTCCGGCAATGCGTTCTCCATCTTTCGCTTCTTGCCAAAAAAAATCGATGCCTTTCTCAAGGTTTTGCACACGCTTAAAATCATTGAAATATTGTGTTTCGAGGTTTTCATAATCAACAGGGAGAACCCTTCCTTCTTTATCTTTTATAAAAGGAGTCTTATCTGCTACCTCATCCGCAGTGGCAATTTCTACAGTACCAATACCAGGGAAGCGTCGGCTTGTTTGTGACACAGGTTTTGGATCATCATACTGGATGAATGAAGGATAATTCTGGCCTGTTTTTCTTTTTAAATAATCGCCATACTTATTATCAGGAACATAAATATCCTCTGTTGACCATTGAGAAAAATCGCCATCTTTATAAAGCCTCCATTTATCCTCTATTATAGAATACATGGTATTAAAGGCTTCTTCATCATTAGCGAGCCTGGGATTATTCTCTGCAAATTGCTTAGGAGAAGGCATTGCATACGTAACCTTTGTGCGAAGTTCGTCTTGCTTTACATCAGCAATATTGTAATCATATACCCTCAGCGCATACGAAAAATCCATTAAAGGGGGCTCATCATTTTGCTCTTGCAGAAAGCTATTTTGAGAATTAATGTCTTTATCCTTTGATTTAACCTTTTGCTCTGGTGGTTCAAGAGACTCTTTTTCAGGTATATTTATTTGCGTTTGTTCTGTTTTACTTTGCATAACTCTTTTTATTTTAAAAGCTTGTGTGCGTTTTTGTTGCTGTCTTCTGACGCGATAAAACCATCTTTAGCAACAGAGGCTAACCGGTAAGGATCGTGATCCATAATCGCTCCAGGAATAATAAAATAATTTACCCGATTTTCTTTTTTAATATCTGAATTATCCCATACTTTTGCTGCTGCAACATTAGCACGACCCTCCGTGGATTGCATTGAATGAACTTCAAGTCTTTCCCTATCCTTTTTATCACTTAAATCAAAGTTGATTTTTCCATTAGCTCCATCTATAGACCCGTTAAAATTTTTCAAATCATGTTTATGTACAAGCATATTTACTCCTAATGAAATCTTCCCTTTAGGTCTCAAACCTTTATATGCTTTTGTAGACGAAACAGCATAAGCCGGAGAAGTAAAATTATCAGAGTTAAAGCTATTTCCTAGATATCGAATCGGGGATCCAATGGTCTGAAGATTTGTAAAATTAAATTCTGTATCATGGTAATAACTTTGGTTATACTTTACTATTTTCATTTCATTTTCTTTTAAAACCTCATAAGACACCTGAGATAATGGATTCTGTATTTTATTTAACAAAACCTTTTTTTCGTATTCTTCTTCTGATATTATTTCCTCGCCGTTTGTATATTTATTAAACTCAAAAAACTTCACGTCATACATTCTTTTGACTGAATTTTCTGATTCTTCTTCTGATATTGTCTCCTCTCCGAGTTTGAGACGTCTCCATTCGGAAGGGTCAAAATTAGACCCCTCCCCTTCCAACATCAATGCAAACATATCTCTGGCTTTTCTTTTTGTGATAGTACCATTTTTAACATATTGATCTACTTGTTTCATCAATGTTTTATTTAAAACCTCTTTCATTCTCTTGTGGCCTTCGTCAGTTAAAATACCTTTGATTTTAGAAGGAGTATCATAATATAATAACACATCATCTATCTTATAACCTTCTTTTATTTCTCCTTTTAAAGTTTCTTCAAGGCCATTTCCCAACTCCTCGAAGAGTTCAACTCTATTTTTGACTCTTTTCCTTCTGGTTTCTCCACTAATAGATATAACTTTATCAACAACTTCAGTGATCCCATCGGTTTCGATTCCAGTTTCAAATACGCCATTACCATTAAGTTGTATAAGATCATATTTATTTAATTCCCCGGGTTCTTCTTCATTTTTTTTAACAGTTGTGCTGTTAGGAATATAGCTCTTTTCATTAACGCGCTTACTACTTACTCCTGATTTCAATATTGATCCTGCCCAATAGTTAAAATCGTTATTGCTTTTAATAGCCCTTTCTTCGAATTCCAGTTCTCCATTATCTTTTTTTACATACTGAACATTCCCATTCTTATCATAATCAATTGACCCATCTTGTTTTTTAATTTTAGGAAGCTCGTACATTAATCCTTGGCGTTTTTGATCATAAAACAACTGAGCATAATCTTCTCTGCTCAAATCCCCCATTGCACTATTAAGAGCGTTTCTTAATTGGGCTGTATTATCTTCTGTTTCAGAACTGTATGTGCTTAAAATTGAAACGAGATCACCATTGCCAAGCTTAAAATTTTGTTCTCGTGCCAAAATCTCACTAAGAGTAAAGGATTTTCCGTCTTGGCTCCACCTGCTATTTTCGAACTTGTCAGAACCAAGGTTTGTCGTTGCAGCCTTTATAAGATCAGACAGTTCTTTATCTATCTGTGCGGCATCAGGAACAGAGAACGGTATTAAATCCCCGTTTCCATCAATCAAAGGCTGCCCTTTTTGTGCATTAAAAACTTCAGCAACTGTCATAGTTCTACCCTTATTTAAATCTTCATCAGAAATGGTCCTCCCAAATTCGTCTTGAGCCCACCCCTCTGAAGTTGCTATAGCGCTTAGTTGCTCTCCCGAAAGCTTTGAAGAATACTCTTCACGAGAATTTGTTCTAGCTTGCATTTCTCCTGCCATAGCATTTAATCTATGAAATCCTTTTGCATCATCATTAAAATCATCGCTTTTCTTATAGTCTTCAACTGAGTCGTACTCTTTCATATGTGATCTGACCTTTACTCTGTGCGCTTGAATCTCCCGTTGAATCTGGTCTTTCATTCCGTAATTGACTGTGAATTCACTCCTTGAGCCTTGCTTGGAGCTACCTCCAAGACCGGCGTTAACCAATTCTTGCTTTGGAGCAACCAAAGGAGCAAAGGTTGGAGCTACTTTATAATTAGGTGTTCTGAAGTTGTATACTGATGCCATGATTAATAACCGTTTGTGTTTGTTTCTACATCTTCTTCTGGTGTTTTTATTCTAGAATAATTAAAGAGAGACGCAGGATTATTTTTGAAATAATCTGCCATCATAGCCATTTCATTTGCTTTCAGATTGTTGTTTATGTATCCTGCAATGGATTGATTTATTACTTGATCGTTTTGAGCATTTGCCTGGGCAAGCATCATATTTCTTTGAGAAGCTATCTTTTCTCGATATTGCTTATCATTAGCTTCACTTTTGGCTGTTTTGTTTGCAGCTTCAACAGCAGTGACAGCATTTTGATTATCCACTCGATTACTATACCGACTTCTTTCTTGCCCTATCTTCTCAATACTCTTACGGTAATTCTCATAGATTGCCGGAAGTACTTCGCTTTTCCCTGACAATCTGATTTCAGAAATAGTACGGTTGGTTATTTCGTCAAGGTTCTCCTGTTGTTCTCTAAAGACCGATTCATCTTTATTGATTCTGGGAGCTTTATAATCGACAGCAATTGAAGGTATGTCGCCAATTCCTTTTCGATTATTGCCAAACTTACTTACAATTGCATTACCTCCTTGAAGCAAAGAAGTAGCAAGGTTTGTGTTTTTATAATCCTTTATATATTTATTTACATCCATTAGTAGTATCCTCCTTCTTTTGCGTGATCATTCAACTCCTCTGCTGTCATTTCTGAGAAAGCTTTTTCTGTGTTACCTTTGGATGTCTGAGCAAGCCCAAATTTCTGAGCAAGTCCAGGCATTCCTGATACTTGATTGAGCACCCCTAAAGCTGCACTCGGTTCACTAGCACCCACTTGTTTTTCGATAACCTGACTTTCTTGTGCATTACCCCCATGTTGTCCTGTAAGTTTTCCGGCAAATGGATCCACGCGGTTAACGTCTTTCTTTACGACTTTTTTTATTTCAGGCTGAGCAAGCTCATTCATAAAGCCGCCAATAAGGCTGGAGGCGACAAGTGAAAGCCCTCCAGTTGGTCCGGCCAGTGCTTGTCCTGCAACGTTTATCCCTGTCCCTAAAAGTGAAGCTTGATTTGGATTCATTAGTAAGAAATTTCATAATTTGTTATTACATGCTTGATGAAAAAGCTTTTGTTCTTATTATACTTTAAAGTTACCGATAAATAATCTCCTCTCATTTCTGATTGTTCTTCATAAGATTTTTCTGAACTGGATTGTAAAGGAATAGGCAACTGCCATTTTCCCTCATAATACTCAGGATTCCTGAAAAACATTTCTGAAGGATTTTCTATGAAAGGCGAAAGAACGCTTTTTTGAGTTTCTGTCCTAAATATAATGGATTCCAGTTCTGTTTCAGGTGAGCGTATTTGACAGTTAAAAAACTCTTTTTCTAATGAATTAAGATTGGATTCACTATTAACACCTGTCACAATAACTTCAACCAAAGATATATGATTTTTGTCGTAAAAACTAAGTACTTGATCTTTTTTGTTATGCAAATAGACATTGTGCTTGTCATTTGGATTGACACTCAAAAGTTTATTGTTAAGATTAAAATAGTGTGGAGAAACAATAGTGTACTCGTCATTAAAAGCTCCCAAGTCCAAACTAAAAACATATGTTTTTCCAGAATAATCCTTTTCGTTATTATGAAAACTAAACAAGACTTCATTATATTCCGGATCATGTCCTAAGACAATCCCTTTATTTTTTGATGGCGAATCAATATACTCGCTGTACCTTGTTTCATTCTCGAGGTAATCATTGATCAGTGACAAAACTTTACTATATACGAGCTGTTCTTTCGCAATATCTTTTGCAGAAAGCATGGCATAACCTGAATTAGTATAGCCAAGCGAGATAGTCCAGAGCTTTTTCTTATAAGCATCTACTCCGAAAATCATTTCTCCAGTATTAACGATTGCTTTATGGTGCTGCACACCGAAGTCTGCAAATTTCCTGCTTTTTGGATTTAAAAACTGATAGTTAGAACCCACCACGATACTGCCTGTCGATGGGTTTGATTCAATCTTATTTTGTCCAGAAAAATATTGAACGAGTGCCAGCCTGTTTGCTGAAAATAAATTGCCGTTAATACTATCCACATAGATCACCTCTCCATCTTCAACTGGATAATCCATATAACTTCCCGGATTGATTGTAGAAAATGCATCCGCGAAGGCATTAATTTTTTGTTCTCCTGAGAAATATAGTCTCGTTGGACGTATTATACCATTCTCAGGTAAAGCCTCGTCATATCCAAATAAAGCACGGTCAGGAAGCATGTGACTATACCCCCTGTTAATTTGCATGGCTTCATAGATATCTTCATCCTTTCTACTGAAAAACATCCAATCATTGAATTCTTTTTCTTCTTCCAAAATTTTCGGAAAGAAAGAGTATCGAATTTTGGTCCCTTCTTCGTCTGTAGCCGGCACTTCATTTCGTAAGAAAGTGTTTAGCTCACTCTCCACTACTAATCCAAGCAATGTTCCATGAGCATAATTATTATCCTTCCAATAAGTAGGATTTCCAATCCATCGAGCCTGCCTGAAGAAGACTTTATTTATAAAAATATCACCCTTCTTAATAGTTAAGAAGCCCGACAACCTAGCAATTGGAAAAATATCAGATATCTTTTTGTAAAGTGTGTTTTTAACCGAAAAAGACGATTTGATAGTAGCGTAATATTCTACATCAGTGCTATACTTTACGAAAGATCCGATTACTCCTTTTTTATGATTAAATGGATTATTGAATTTAAGACCTAAGAATCCACGAAATTTAATATTAGCATTTGTTCTTATTACAAATCCGGTACTCATATTCCATCCGGGCTCACCTTGCAGTGGCTCGCTCTCACGATTATGAATATGATGCAGCAATGTTCCAAAATCATAAGAATCTCTTCCTACCCCCTCATTAACATTAACAATTTCTACATCGTATCCCCCATCATTAATTACTTTTAAATCGTTTTTGCAATCAATAATCTCACGTCCGTATTGAATATCCAAGGAATCATTTCCTTCCCCATCAACAGGTAAATCTTGTTGTTTTCTGTATTCATCTAAATTTATTTCAAACAAAGGTTTAAAGTAAAAATTCTGAATATCGTTTTCAGTAGAAAAAAGATGATCAGGAGAATAAAAAAAGTAATACTTATCTGACATTAGCTCTTCATGTGTAATCACATTATCAATTATGATATTATCATTCGATTTTATGAAACCTTTAACCTTTTCAGATAAATAAGGAACGTATAGCGATTTCTTTTTATATTCTTTAAAATCACTAGTGTTAGATAAAATTTTTAAACGCTCTGAAAGTTCATCTTCATTATAATAGTAGGTTGGGATCGTATTATTATTATTAGAATTCTCTTTTCCAAGAAATAATATTTCTCCCGCATAGTTGTCATGATCAGGGCTTCTGCCTAAAACCGCAAAACTTGCAGCATGAGCAAGGCCGGTATAAGTTCTGTTTTTAATTCGATCTCCCCTAACAAAATAAAAGGACTTGACATTCTTCATTTCCTCAGAATCCTGAATAACAGAACGGGCCTCTGTCAAATCAAATTTTACAAAAATCAGATTATTTAGATTATTCACTTCGTCACTGTCTCCGAAATTAGGCATCATCACAAGGCCTTTATCGTTTATATTATCGATTGTATTATTGTTATTAAATTTTTTTCCTTTGATTGGTACTGGTTGCGATTCAGATCCATCCTTAAAAATAAACACCATTGCAAAAGGATAAATCTCTCCACGCATATAACCTATATTGTCATAGGCTATATCATCAGATTCAACCTCCGATTCTATATAATCACTATAAAGATGATCAGATTTTTGATACTCAGTTTTAACCTCAACGTCAACTGATTGTGCTATTTCAAAAAAGGTGTCGTAATCTCTTTTAGCAGATTTCCAATTAGCACCAATGTATTTCCCTTCATGGATAGTGTGTGATTTGCATGATACAAAAGAGCTGTTTTTCAAAAGCAATTCTTCATTAGTTAAAAGAGCGTTGCTTTCCGATCCATAGATAGTTATCTCTTTTTCCTCTTGCGTTTTATACAAAACATCAACTAAATAAGTATCACTAACAGGCACATTGTCATTCTCTGACTTTCGTGAAATACCTATTTGAAAATAAGGATAAGCCACATCAAGTTTTTCAAGTTTTAATTTAATACCTTTCCTTGAATTACCCATATCGTCAATAAGACCAGCATCTTTTTCGCCAATCATAAACGGACCGAAACTGTTAATAAAGACCGTTGCTGTCAAAGAACTGTCTACATAGCGAATATAAATATAGTAAGCTCCTGGCTTATTGGTACCTCCGTCTACTAAATTAAAATTTTCTAATTTTGGATAAAACTGTGGAGCATTAAACTGATAAACCCTTTCAGGAAGTTCTTCATCTTTAATTGTTTCCTCCTTATAATTCCCATCCTGATCAAAGCCTGTATTAATAACATAATTAGGATTTACATAATCACACAAGTAAAGGTTGACAGTTTTGTCAAAGTTTTCCCTTGCAATTATATCGAGAGTGTTATCCCAGGTTATTCCCAATTTATTTGTGTCGAAATCATTATCCTCTTTATCTTTCTCAAGGGTTTGAATAGCCTTATACTTCGTCACAAATCCATCATCGCCAGGAGAAGGAAATGATCCAACTTCAATATTTTTGGTATCCGGATTATAAGATACCATGTAATAAATGCCTTTGTATTCAATTCCATTCAAAGGAACATAGCCCTCTTTAATCTCAAACTCCAATTCATTACTGTTCAATGGTGAAGCTACAAAGCCCCGACCATCACGCTTAATAAAACGAAAATTCTTTGCTTTCCTGAAAGATTGATTATCCATATAAGAAGGATCGAGATCCGCCTTATGCCCTTTGATGAAAATGTTTTTCTGTTCCATTTAGAATGAGTTTGGATAATTGAAAGGCTTTATGATGCTGTACATCACTTTTGTTATTGTTTCTTTTTCGTCAGCATCCATATATCTTACTCCTGTGGCAGCACCTGCAAGCTTATCTTCAAAACTTCTTACAAGTTCGTTCCACTGGTACTGATTTATTTCCCCGTTCAAATAGTTTTCATAATACATGCTCCGAAGACAATACGCTTCACAAACAGGCTCATGGCCACGAAGAATTAAGGGGTAACCGGTATCAGGGTCTATTGGAATGGCCGTATAATTTAAATGCACTTCTTTGGCCGTATAGCTGTCAGGAAGAAAAATATATGCTCCATTATATTCATAAGTAAGTCTGGTACCGGACTTGTTTGTGACCGAAAATAACCGGTAAAGATTATTTGGCACTCTTACTCTTTTTTCTTTATCTATCTTAAAAGGTTTGTCTTCATGTTTGATTAATTGATAATCGTCACCAAGAAATTCTGTTTCAACCTGGGCACACCATGATATCACGTCGCCAATCTCAAAGCTTTTACCCTTAATGATTTTTGTCAGCCTGTTAAAAATTACTTCAGGGCTGATATATTTAGCGTTTTTCTTCATAGTGATCTGTTTTTGGGTAATTTTCAAGATAAGGATAAGTGTGCCCTTCAGATAGATTTAGTTGAATCTTTTCATAATATCTTTTGGCTACCTTAACATAATACCGAACCTGTCTTGTTTTATTGAAAAGGATTTGGCTCATGTTAAGCATGAATCGGCTCTTCATTCCTCTTGTCTCAATGTTATACTTTGCCTTTTTTTGCTGCTCGTTTACGCTTAAACAAAGCCTTCCCCTGATAGGAAAAACAAAAACGACATTATTGTAAATCAAGTCGTTCATTAACTCTTCAAGGAATAATCTAAATATGGTTATGGCAATACGTTTATGTGTCATTTTGTAACGTGCCTTCGAAGTGTTGATATCCTTATAAAGCTCTTTGTAATTGGCAAATGTTTTGTTTTGCTCAAAATAAGAAAAGCTATCATCTGTTATGTCATGAATACCTACAATGTTATTCTTACTGTACCCATATTTCGTTTTCACGCGAATCTCCTTCATCTTCTCTTTTTGGTTTTTTCGTTTTTACTTTTTTGGGAATATATTCGTAATCCGGCATGTAGCTTCTTTCAAGATCAATTCCATATGCTTTTTTGTAAAATTCCTTGTAATTCTTCCAAAGATAAATTCCACGAGATTTAGCTTCTTCCTGCTTTTTAATAATATCAGCTTCCATATCATTGATCTCTACACAATTCTTTTCCGGTACCTGAAATTCAACATCATCTCTTTTTGCTGTGTAAACACCATTCTCTTTTGAGACCACATTCATCACAGTTCTTACCGGAAGATAAGTTTCTATAGTATTTATCGTTTCTGTAATTAAAAGGTATTCTCTCATTGTTGCTGAGTTTTTTGCTGCTGTTGTCCTCGGCCTGTCAGATCAAGTTCATCTTTTGATTCATCTATTCGGATACCAAAAGAGCTTAGGATATCTTTCTTGACCATAACTTCAATCTTATAGTCTCTTGATATCGGAAAGGGTTTGTCCTTCTCAGGATTAGCCCATACAGCTACGACAGAAACACTCTTCATTCCTGCGGTTGGCATATTTTTAATATAAGCTTTACTGCCCAATGTCGCATAGCTTGGCCGCGTATTAACATATTCTGAATGTTCTAAAGTTAAAAGGCCTTCCATCGAGTGTCTGTCAAATTTTCTTCTGAAGTTTTTTGCGCCAAAATAAACAATGTTTTCATTGCCCAGACTATGTACTATCTCATGAAGCTGAACGGTTGCTTCAATGTTTTCCCGTATAAATTTCATGTCAGGACCGAGAGATACATTGAAAACGTTTTCCTGATAAAATTCTGAAGGAATCCTTCGCTTTCTGTTTTTGAGTTCGCGGATTATTGCCGTTCTAACATCAAGAACCTTATCACGTATAAATTCTTTTGTAATCCGGAAATCTCCATTTACCTGATAGTTTGAAAGAGAATACTCAATCGAATCTACTATATCATTAAGCGTTTTGACTTCTTCCATGCTTCTGAGTTATTTAAAAAAAAAGAGAGATCAATCGACCCCTCCCTTCTGATCATTTATTGAACTATCATCCTAACTAATTGTGAACTACCCACCCACAAATAGTTTTGATTATATTACAAAACTATCACCAATAGGCGATAGACCAATAGTATCGAGTTTTGTTTCAAAGTCGAAAACCTGAGTCCCGGTGTCGGCCAGATAGATTTCCATCTTTTCACGAACCTTGTCTTCATGGCCAAACCCATCGAGTGCATATCCCTCATGGACAATCTCAAAACGATACTTTACATAGTCCACATCTTCTATTGGAACCTTTGGACGAGAGAAGAAATCATAAGGCTTGATTGAGAAGAGACGGTACATATCCAGTGAGGTAAGGTATCCGTAATCTCCTGCTTGAGTATGAATAACAGGCCCAACATTGTCAGGTGTAATCATCAGCCTACGAGTTTCCTCACGTGCAATGACATACAGCGGACGAGTGTAACTAGCATTCAAGCTTAGATTCTCGTATCCAGGAATAGCAGCTTCAGTAATATCTTCACCTTTCAGACCAGTGATAATAACTAAGCCGCTTTCTTCAGAAACAACGGCATAAGCAAGGCCAGCGTCATTAACAGCTTTTGCAAATGCCGTCGTGTCCGCTCCTGTGTACGTTTTTTCGGTACTTCCGATAATGATAGTTGCGGTCGTTGCTGTAGCCACATCGCCAACATCAAAAATCAATGGAATACCTGCATAGCCAAAGCCATGAACGTCACCATTGATAAGGCTTTTAATGCTCTCCCGAAGTTTTACAAGATCACTGTCAGCAAGAGTGGCTCCATTGATAGGGGCGCAGTGCTCGATATAACCATCGTAGTACTTTGCCACTTCCGGAATCTCATCCTGGAAGCCTTTGAATTTTGCTTGCTTGCGAATATTGATTCCATTGCTGAAGCTTATGGGCTGTGAAGCAACCATTGGTTCAGTTTCCAAAACAACAATTGAAGGTACAGGAGTTTTCTTTCCTGCTTTCAGGACCGTTTTTGCTTGCCCTGCATATGAAGCGTTGTTAGCTTCGATAGAGCCTGCATAATCTTTGATAAAAAGCTTATTGTTCGTTGTGTCGGCAACAAACTGATCTTTATCACTATTGATAAGCAGACGATTTGTGTTTCTTACTAAGTTTCCCATTTTACTATTTTTTTAATTATTTACTGATTTAATTTTTTCTTCATTCAAGAAAGTTTGATAGCGCTGATCTGTGTTTCGTTCAAGAAATACTCTAACAGCATTATCAATGATTTCATCGACCTGTTCATCCCCGTACTCAAATGCTATATGATCATTTACATTAGAAATATCAAAGAAATAAGGACGTGGCTGCCTGACATAATTAAGAACAATTGAAGGTACGCGATCCGTCGCATAGATGCGTATCTTCTTTTTGCTCAGCTCGTAATAAACAATATTTTCAGAAAGCTTCTGATATTTATTTTCAAGCGTTTTGTGACTGTCTAAATACTGGCACTCAACTGGCTTACCGTTTAAATTCGCAATAACCTTAATTAGTCGGAAAGACAAAGGATATAACGATCCGCCAATTTCTGCGTGAGGTATTTTATTGATCAATTGGCTTTGTATGCCAGGGAAATCAAAAACAGAAACATTATTTATGTAACTAGTAATCTCTATTGCCGGATAACCATCGACACCATCTGTTTTGACATAAAGCAAATCGATATCATCAATACGCTTTCCGTTCTGCTGAAATTCATTTACTTTTCCTTTCAGCCATTCACGGGCCACCTTATTGATAAAAGGATTAAAGAGATCAGGAGGAAAGGATCGTGTCCTTCCCTTTCTAATACTCTCTAAAAATAATCGATATGTTTCTTGTGTTGTCATTTATTCTTCTTCCCTGAGAAGTGCCCCAAGGCGCTCTTTTATTTCAGTGTTCTTCTCGTTTTCAATATAGGCTACTACCTCAGACTCTCCATATCCTAAAAGGACTTCGCCGAAGTAATATCCATTATTGCTGTGTCGAACAATACCTGTTTTGACAATCTTACGGACAAAAAGGTACTTTGCAGAACCTTTATCGGTGAAAGCCAATACCCGTTCAGGGTTATTGTCAGCTTCCTGATAAACCATCTTCTTAAGCACTTTTGTAACGTGTCTGCGAGGATCGATACCAAGGAAAAATCCAAGGTCACGGAAACCTGCATTTGAACTGTTATCCTCTACAACTTTCATTGCTTTGGACTTTTTTTCATATGAAGACACAACTTCATCAGCTACTTCTTCTGCATTGTACAGAAAGAAAAGATGCTTTACAGGATCTGCTTTTGATTGGCTCGGTGCAACTTCCGGCAAGTGTTTTATCATCTCAAGCTTTAGTTTTTGCTCTGGAATCTTTTCGTCTAAAGATTCGTTATGGCTTAAAGGGTATTGCGTAGTTGCCTCAATCAAATAAGGTTGTTTACTAAGTTCCTGCTTTGACATGTCGTGTTGACCTGTCAGGGCTTTGCTGCTATTGTCTATGTAAGGCACGGTGAACCATGGAGATGTTTTGTATTTAGCCCTTAACGATTTTAAAATATACATTTAATTTTATTTTTGTTGGTGAATACTATCGTTCATAGTGTTCAGAAATACCGAACATGTCACGGCAGATGATACCCGTTTCAGACAGCACGTGAGTGTGACTACCATCCACAGATGTTTTCATTTGATCGCCACCTTCATCGATACCACTTACAGTACCTTTCTTGAATGAACGATCTCCAAGTGCAATTAACTCAATGTTAGGGGCTCCGATATTGGAATTACCAGTAGACATCCAAATAGCTGAATTGGAAGCTTTACGGTAGCCTTTCGTTTGGTTGTAACGAGAAGGACGAGAACTGTCATCCATATACTTTGCGTATATAGGATAGATACGAATACCGTTAAATTCATAGAATGAATAAGTGGCATTGATACCTTTTTCAGATCCGGTTCCCTCAACAACGTGAGGATCGACACCGGCCTCTTTACGCATCAGGCGACTGAAAGTGTCGAGATAACGTTTACCAGCAAGGACAGTCATTTCAAGTTTACCCTCGTTAGAGCTGAAGATGTGCATGTTTGACATGGTGTTGTCAACCACGTTCATTGTCAACTCATTCATTGGGTAACGAAGTGATCCGTCACCAATATTAGTTATACCTGAACCGGCAACAATGTCACGACCTTTAAGGTCACGAAGCATTACAGTATCTTTTTCAGAAACTGTTCCTTTACCGCGAGTGATTTGGAATTCACGAGCTGCAGCCCAACGCTGAAGCATTTCCATTTCAGCATAAGTTACCCAGGCTTTTTCGCCATTGTGCTCAACCCAATACTTACCAGTCTTCATTTCAGCAGCAGTACCAGTTATAGACCATTTCATACGCTGAATAGTCATGTAACTTGCAGCCCAATTATGACCGGTATACTTCTCGTAAGCTGTCTCAGAACCTTCATAAAAGTTGGTATAAGCGAAGCCAATTTCGGCACCATCAACAAGAAGTTCAGGATCAACGTATTCCGCTTCTGAATCACGGTTCATTTTGCAGTAATACAGCCATTCTCCAGGCTCTACTTCGTCAGGAAGCTTGTCGTCAACAATCGTTACAATCGTACGGTTGTCTGCAAGTTCAAGCGTATCATAAGGAGAAAACCAATCGGTATCGGTGTAAATCTTAACGAGTTCGCCATGAATACCGGGAGTTGATTCGTGATCAGCTTCAAAGCGTGTTACACGCCCTTTACGCTTGCTCGATCCTTTTACCGGCCACATTACTTTTCGGTTACCAACTACGCGGTAGTTTTTAGACTCGTACCCTGGAGTCAACCCTTTAGCGGTATAACCTTTGTTTGCAAGGAATGAAGAGAGAGGAGTATATTCTTGCTGAAAAAGTGTGGCTGCCTGATTCAATACTTCAGGTTCAGAAATACCTAATGTCAATAAGTGGTTTGAGGTGGTAGATTCGTTTGCCCACCCCTGCATATTACCTGTTAAAAGTTTCATTTACAGTTGTTTTTAAATGATTAATAATTATTTATTTTTCTGGCGAAGCAAATTTTGAAACATCAACTGTATTTGGTTTTTGAGATTGGCCGGAGCCTACATCGGGATTAAGATTTAGTTTTTTAACAAACTGGTTTTTTACATCTTCTTTAGCTTCTGTAAGAGCCTTATTGAATTTGTCTGTACCGTTATAGTACATATACAGCATCTTATAAAGCTCGTTGTTGTTATGTAGCAACATATCTAAAGAGCGAACATCGCTTTCTTCAGACACAGGCTCCAACAAATTCGAAAAAACCTTTTTGAATTCCTTATGGTCTTCCGGAGCGACTTTCATGCCGCCAATAGTGTCGATTTTATCAACTTCCTCCATAAGCGTGTCATAAGCCTTTTTCTGCTCGGCTTTGACATTATTCTCATTGGTCGTTTTTTCATTGTCAGCCGCCTCTTGTTGCGCGGTGCGTTCTTGTTCAATCTCTTGCTTACGAGTTTGTTTTTTGTCGTAAGATTGAGTCTCGAGAACGCCACTTTCCTTCATTCGATTTACCCTTTCCTCAATGTCTTCATCGCTCCAACCATTCTCATTTTCTTCGGTTTTACCGTTTTGATTTTTGAGATAGTTAAACATGAATTGATCATCAGGGAGGTTTAATTCTGCTGAAGATTCTTGATATGCCTTAAAGTAATCTTCCGGTTTAGAACCAGCCTTTAAAGCTTCGTTAAAGCGTTTGGCTTCCGGATGAAGATCGTCGTTCTGATTTTCGTCACTTCCCTGCTTTGCATTTGTAGTGACAAAATCAAGAAACTTATCGATATCCTTCTCAATTTTTTCGGGAGCTTTTACGCCAATTTTTTCTGCTGCTTTATTGAAAAGCGTATTATAATCTAATCCTTCCGGTGTATCTTCTACAGGAGTATCATCCGTTGGAGGATCGCCTTCCTGTGGGTCTACTGGCAGATCACTTGCTGATGGGTCTACCGGTGGATCGTTCACTGGATCAGTCGGTGGATTAGTTGTGCTAGACTCGTACTGCCCCTCTGGGCTTGCGAATGCAGATGGATTTTGCTCTGTGCTTTTTGTTGTCATAACTCACTAATTATCTCGGATTAAAATATTTTGAAAAGTACATTTAGTTAGTTGTCATTTATATGTTCTTTACTACCGCCTTGCTTGTTTGAGCTAAACTTTACTTTTTCATTGCTGACTCTTTTCTCTTCATCATTCACAGCCTGTATCTCTGTTTGGATAGCTTCAAGTTTCAGTTTTAGCTTATTAAGACCTTCCATGGCTTGATTTGCCCTGCTCTTCTCTTGTAGGTACGCCTGCTCAACTTCGCTTTCACTTTCTATTTTAGCAACCTTAAGATTTGCATTAACTTGCATTTCAAGTTGTTTCTGCTCAATAGAAGCAATGATTTCAGTTTTCTTGATTTCAAGTTCTTTCTCTTTCAACTTAAGCTGGTACTCTTTCATATTATTCGCTTGCTGCTGAATCTTAAGATCGTATTCCTTCTCGAATTTGATCTTCTGCATAGCCATTTCAGCCTTAGCTTCTTCTTCAGATATATTAGCTTGTTGAGCAAGTTCAGCGGCTTTTTCCTCAAACTCTTCCAGTGTCTTTTCAAGTTCAATAATGTCTTCAATACGGTACATCTTTGATATTTGAGACATGGTCATGTGCTTAGCCGCTCCGGAACGAAACGCCAATTGCTTTATCTCCTGAAGGTTTTTGTATTCTTTGGATAAATTACCCATTGAAATAAGGAAGTCTTTCCCTTCGCCAATCTGCTTAGGAATACGAATAATCTCCTGCTGCTTGGTGTCCGTATTTATGAAGTGATCAATCCGGCCTTCTTTCCATGCGCTGTCTTTACCAATATTTGCATATCTGGTTAATGCCTTTTCGGTAACTTCTTCATGTTCATAATATAGAATTTGCGTTGTCATGGATGATTGCTGCAGAGCCATGTTAGAAGTGCCTACTTGATCAGAATCCACTACGTCACCCATCCGTTGCCTTGTAACACCGGTCACATCACCGACAATTGTTCGAATGTTTTCCATGATATTATCAAGGTACTGGATGGCCGGAGAAACGCTATTGTCAAATGTCTTGAATTGATTAAACTGCGCTGAACGGCCATTCTTATCCTTACTCTGAATCCATGCTACGCCACGCTTAAAGTCATAAAACCATTCTGCTTTTGACATTGCTGTGGGCTTTTGAGACAAGTCCATAACAATACCGCGAACACCGCCCAGGGCAAGCATCAATTCTTTGTGATAATTGACAAGATTATATTGAATCTGCAAATCTTTTGTAGACCAGATAATGCTATATGGAGCTTTATTCGTTTCGTTAAAGCTTTTTCCGATTATAGGTAGTTCCACTCTCCCCGGATTATCCTGAGATCTTACCTGACAAGGAGAAAGGCCATCATCAACAATGATTTTTCCATTGATGATCGTTGCCTGATACATATCATCCGGATAACGAACTATTTCTTTTTCACCTTTCTGTGTTTTTACTTTTTCCTCGTCCTTCATGACATGTGTGAACGGACGTTCAGGAAGGTGTTTATTAGGTGACTTCTTAAACCTAACCTTTCTTGGAGAGCGATAGTAAACAAACCATACAGGCACTCCCTGCGTTTTACTTTTACTTCCAAAGTAGCCAGTATCTATAGCTCCATTCGGGGTAGCCATTAAAGCATTCGGACTTTCATACTGAGAGGAAGGAAGGTTTGTGAGTTCTCTTATGTCCTCTGAATTCATTTGATCACCCCACAAGTCATATATCTGTTCTCGTGAGTAATATTCTTTACGAGCTACCCATCGGCCATGCTGAATCCATTCATTGTCGCTGTTGTTATCCCAAAATACCTGCATAGGATTATCAGCTTTAAAGGTGGGGTCTTTCTCTCCTTCTCTATAATTGACATAATAAAGCTCTTGGCTGATAAGCTTGTTTGTGAAAGCTTTTACTGTTTCAGCATGAAGATTATATCTCTGATTGTTGGCCTTGATAATCTTCTTCATTGCTACTTCTTCCATTTCCTTAAAATCGTACTTCTGAGCTTTCTCAACAGCATTTAATCGCTCTGAATTAATACCTTGATGATAGTTAAGTCCCTGCAGGGTTTCGCTGTACTCCTGTTCCTTTTGGGCAACTACCATACGCAATTCTTGCATTTTTTCAGGCGGCATGTTTTTTTGTTGTAATGCTTGCTGTAGCTGTGCTTTTTTGTTGTTGATATCGCCAATAAGCGTAGTTATCTGCTGAGCATTATTACGAATCTGTAACTCCATTTCATCGAGAACAGCATTGATAATGCGGTCATGTTTTCTTAAAAGCGATTCGCTGTCAGCAAGTAGAACATCATACTTAAAAGGAACAAGTGAGAGTTCAGATATCAGCCTTTGCAGTCTTGGACGAACCAATGGTACCCAACGGATTTTTGCAGGCATAACATAGCTGTCATACTTTCTTAAGTAATCAAAAGACTCATCATCAGCAAACTCTTCATTGTAATACTTAAAACAAATATAGTCTCTCTGTTTAAGGTGTGAAGAACTTTGTGCTACATTCATGATTTGCAAGGCTTTACCTCTTACCCACTCTTGGTTCTTTTTTTCAGGAGCGATCAAATCGTTAAAAAAATGATTTTTCATAATTCGTTAGTTTAAAATGATGTTACCATGCACGTCCTCTTTCAATCTGCCACTTTCAATCCAATCATCGGTTTTCGTATCGGATTCAGAAGTTTCATTTATTCTGTTAAGCATGTCTTCCTTGGCTTGTACAATCGCAAGAGAAGATGATATTGTGATATCGCAATTGTATTTAGGATTAAGCTTGAAGAATATGAATGCGTTTATCTGCCTTAAGATTCTGAGTTTTTCCCAATTCTTAATCAGGTAATCATTCAATTCAAAAAGCCAGTCCTCTTTTGTTGAAGGGTCTACCCCGTATCTGTTGTTAACTGTAGAGTTTTGAATCCAATTGGAAAGCACAAAGTCAGGACGTTCACGAAGGAATTTTTCAAACCCATGAGTTTTAAACCAGTTGAATATTCGGATATTCGACCATTCAATAAGAGCTTTATTATTAAAATACATGCAAACTTTAGCTGCTTCTTCATAAGCCTTCTCAGCCCCCCCCTCATTTACGTCAGGACGAACAAATAATTGAGCAATGAAGGAATTGTTGTTTTCGACCATGATACTTTCATAAGCCTTAAAAACGGAAACAGAGAGCTTGGAATCACTACTGTTTGCCTCGTCCTTATCGTAACTGTCAATACCGATTTTATACAACCCTTCTTTGGTTTTGCCTGTATTCGGATCAATAGCAGGGCGTTCTATTAGCTCAAAAAAGCCATCATCATCAGGAACAAATTCAACACCGTTAATAATTTTTATCTCACGACCGTCACGTTCTTTTTTCTTATATACCCATTCAAGTCTTCCTTTTTGGGCAACTTGAAGATTCTTTGTTTTTTGAATGTTGTTTTTAAGGCCGTTCATGCTTGCTACAAGACTTTTAGAGAAAAAGCCACCTGAACGGCGAAGAAAGGAATCAGCAGGATTTAATGGATCGGCAATAATCGTTTCAAATTCAGTGTCGCCACCTTTTACAAGCAAACGTTCTTTCTCAATCTGCTTAAGTGATTCTTCTTTAAGCGAATTGCCATTGGTGTCGATAATTTTATACTTCCAACCAGGGAAGAAATAACCACATTTAACGCCTGGCTCTGCTTCAGAATCGAACTCCGTAAGGTCAAAGGAAAGCGCATTAAACTCGTCTGGATTATAATAGATGTATTCAAACTCTTCAGCACCTTGTGACATTTCTCCACCAGTACCCTGAAATATAGCTATACCTGAAGTTATTTGGTTTTCAGTAACAAGGGAAGGTTTGACATATCCATATGCCTTTTTAAGCTGCTGAAATATACCGGCCTCTTCGAATAAGATAAATGAAGGTGATTTACCTGATACAGCCTGTGGGTTATTCTTAGCAGTAATAGCTTCCACTTCGGATTGATACCCTTTTACTACGCTTTTCTTATTTCCATATTCATCAATATAAATATCGGTATAAGAAGCTTTGATATAGTCGCTCTGATTAGGATCTCTTCGCTTATAGAACTCAGTTTCGGCAAGGTCGTTCAATCCACGAAGAACAAAACCCATTGTATTTATGGTATATGTTTCCAATCCTGCAACGATGATGGATTGTGAACCTGGAAACAAGCTAAATTCTTTGCCTATTATTGCCGCATTTTTTGATGAGAATCCGCGCTGACGGGGTTTAAGTACAATTAGATTTTTTCCTGCTCTCCTTGCACGGTCAAGCAATGAAAAGTATTCATAATCAATATCGAGAAATCGTGGGCTTATAATGGATTTTCGGCCTTTCTTATAATCATACCCACGTATCTTCCAAAAATTTAAATACCAGTAGTGATCTCCAGAGATAGTTTGCCCACCTACGCTAAAACCATTTTTAACATACTCTAATTGTTCTTGCCAAAACTGTTCAAACTCGACACTATTAATGTCTGGGTAACCGTTTTTTGGAACAGGACTAAACTCGTTGACGTTTACAAACATTTATCCAAAGATGATTATTAACGCAGCTAATCCGGACACAACTCCGAGCTTGATCTTATTTCTGAGATTTTCTTTGCGAAGCCTTTCTTTATAATGCTTTTCTTGTGCTTCGAGATTGAATTTTAGATGGGAATTACGCTGTTCAATAGTTTTAATTATTTTGTTTTTTTGCTTAATAATAAAAGCATTGTTTGAAGCGATTCCTTCAAGCAAAGTTACTTTATCTTTTTGTCTTTCAAACAATTCTTTATAATGATGCCTTTCGGCAATAAGTTCGTTAGCTTTTTTTATCGCAATGACAGGAATGCTGTCAATTGATTTTATTTTAGGAATGACAGTTCCTAATGTGCTTTTGCAAAAACGATCAATGGATTCCTGTTCACTTTCGCTTTGTATTTGCGTTTTCTTGTCTTTAAGAGAGTCGCGCAAATTTTTAATAGCAGCATTTTCATGTGCTATCATTTCTTTCATTTTTTTATTAGATTGAACCAGTTTACTGATTGAATCCTCATACATTTCTACACGAGCTATAAGCCCAGAGTCAGTTTTAATAACTTCTACCATATCGAATTTAGTTTCTTCTTTATCAAAAAAATTCCACCCCACATAAAATAAGGCTACAACTAATATAAAAATTAAAATATTATTCTTCATCGCTAGATTCTATTTGTCCTTTTCCAGATTTAAATGGCATGTGAAATTTACCATAGGAATCCTTCGGTCCATTCTTGAACCACTGTTCTTCTGTTTTAGGTCCTATAGGGTTCTGATCAGGACTTGTTTCGTCTCTTGTGACAACTCCCTGTCCAATTGCAGGATTTAACCCTTCCGGAGCTTCCTTCTTTAGAGCCTTGTCTTTCTGATACATTTCTTCCTCTGAATCAGAAAGCATGAAAGAATCTTTCGGAAATCCAAGTGTAATTACAAAAACGAAAGCTACGCTAAATGAAGGACATTTTTTATAGTCATTGATTTGATTGTGCCCGATTACTTTTGCGTCCGGATGATTCTGAATAAACTCTTTGACATACTCTGCAAGAGACTCAAGCTGCGCTTCATTAAGCGTGTTCTTTGGCTTCTGGGAATTTGCATCCCGGCCACCTGAATAAGCAATGTGACGTGATACGCCGTTGTAGCCCCTTGCTCCGTTGGTTACCTCAAAGTCTTCCACCTTATCATCTTCATCATAAGGACGAAGGTTTTTGATTGTGCCGTCAAGCATGATCAGATCAGAATAACCAACTCTCGACCATCCGCGACCAATGGGTTTCTTATCGGTGTGCCAACTCTTAATCATTTCCGGAGTCACATTCATGTGTTCTGGTGTGTCCGTGCAGTGAATTACTAAATATTTTAATTTCGCCATAACTCATTATTGTTTAATTACATACTATTCATCAGAAAGCAAATGATTATTTTTTTAAGATTTGATTATCTACCATTTTATTTATTAATGTATTGAATCCCTTGCTTTTTACATAAAGAAAAATAGGGGAAATTATCATCATCAAAAAAAAATCCCAACCATCCATCTTATCAAGCGTATAGAAAGAATACATTGTAAATGGAATGATCAGGATTCCTAATATGTTAGTTATAATATTGAGCATTAAATTTCTATAAATTCTGTAATTGATTCAAGTTTAGCGCGTGGTAGCTCAGGAACGTCTTCAATGTCAAAGGTGTAACCTTTGATTGTAATTTCTTCTTCTAACCATTCTTCATAAGCATCAAAAGTTGATTGGTGATCTTTCTTGAATTTTTTAAATTCTTTATTAAAAGCATCCTGATCTTTGATTGCAAAATAATTTTTCTCGTCCTCTTTGCTTTTGTAAAGAACAAGCTCTCCACTATGGTTGTATTTTAGCGAATGTTTTGTGCTAAGTTCTTCCCGTAATTTTTCTGTTTGCTTATAATCTTCATAAGCTTTTTCCTGATATAGATTGTCTGCTGTTTCTTTGATTGCCCATAAATTGAAAGCCATCTTTTCTACAAAATCATGAGGCATTGTTACAGAAGCTAAATCCTGCATGATTTTCGAAATGGAAAGAATTTTTCCTTTCTTAATTTTGATTGGTTTAAGGTTTCTTGCGGTTGGCGCTTTGAAGGCAATGAGTTTATAAAGCGCAGCCATAACCCCAAGATTAATTGTTTCGGGAACATTTTCAGGAATTACTTTATAGATATCAATTTTTCTTTTGGAAGAAAGAAGTTCGTCCTCTTGGTCAAGGAAGTCTTTTCGTGCCTTGATTTCCTTGGCGTATTTTTTCTCAAGGGAGTCGATTTCCTTATTAAAGTCTTCCTGATAACCCTCTACAATAACATAATCAACCGAAGTGGCACCCTCAATAGGAGGCTTTACAACAGACTGATCCTTGTCTTTTTTCCCTTTTTCTTTTAGGCTATACTTCTCACAAATCTCACGGCGTATAGTTATATATTCCATGTATTTTTTATTTGGTTCCATGGATTTGCTGTGAGACTTCATTTGGGATTCAATTTTCACTTTCGCTCTGTTTAGAGCATGGTTGAATGCCGGACTGCTTATTTCAAGCGTGTCGGCTGTTTGGATTCCACTATAAATCAACTGCAAATCTTTCAGGTCGATTTCAAGTGTTTGATCAATAATTGGTCGTTTTTTCTTCGTCATAACTCGATATTTAATTATTATTTGAATTTATAACCGTGGATGGATTTTCCAACCAACTGGCTGTTAAGATTTTGCATGGACCTCGATATATCCGGAATAATCGTAGTGAATCTTATCTGGAGTGCATACATAGCATAATTAATCTTGATCATTGGATCTTCAATGTTATCATCATTGAATAACTCATTGATCATATCAATACTGTAATTTCCTTTTGATAAATTTTCCTGCCGGTAAGAGTCGTAAATGTATTTCAGTATTTTTAGTTCCTCTTCAGTTTGGGCAAGGTTATAGAAATTAACTTCGTATTGCCTGATGCTGTTATAAATAATGTTTAAGAACTCTCGTTTTAACTCGTTGTTTGGCTTATCTAATGACCCTCTCAGAAATACCTCAAGGTTATGAGAAAAAGCCAAAACTTTAATCTCTACAAATTTAATAAAAATATACCTTTTTGTCTTGTCATTAAAATTTATTGTTTGAATGTCATATAATTTAAGCCTTTCGAAATACTGAAAAAGGTGATGATTTTTAAGATTATACAATGAGATTTCTTTTTTTGTTAGCCTTTCCTTTTTTTCATAATACTGTAATACATGAATAAGAGCAGTGACGGGTGCTGCAACCACTCCTATTAAAGCAAATACCAATAAAAAATTTGAACCAAAATAATCTTTAATAATATCGTACATAGTTCTTCTTCTTAATAGTTAACACGTTAATTGCAATTTACCGAGCCTGCCCAAGCACCGCCATCCCAACCAAATACATCTGACACTCTTGGGTAATCCCCATAATACGCAGGATCTGCAAGCCTTGTTAATCCTGAATCCTGATATATTGAAATGTCATTTGACACGAGATCAGCAAGAGAAGCTATACTGACACCGCTATCGTCGTAATATATATCTGCTGTTCCTGTGATTCCAGCGCATACACGACTTGAGTCACTATCAGCATAACAAGTCATTACCCCTACATTACTCGATGCTGCATGATCATAGCCGTACCAACTTTGTACATCGAACGGGGCTGATGTGGTTGGTTGGTTTGCAGAATTAGGATTTAACGGTTCGATAACGCCAGTGCATAACATTTCAAGCGTTAAATTATCCGGAATTGTTAATGAGCCTTGAAGCTCATTAAAAATATCTTCAAAGGTAATTTCACCGCTAGTTTGAAGTGCCATTTTTCAATTCATTTATTTCGGTTTTCAACTCTTTTATAGCTTCGATTAGCATCCCTGTAAGTTTAGAATAGTCCATTGATTTATATCCGTGACGATCCTCTGAAACAACTTCAGGAATGACTTTTTCAACTTCCTGGGCAATTAACCCTAACTTCCTGTTATTATCTTTGTCATCTTTCCAATCAAAATATACGCCTCTTAAAGCGGTAGTTTTATTAAGTGCATTTTCAATATTGGCAATGTTTTTCTTTAACCTGATATCGGATGAAGTACTTGTTGATTTAGAGAAGATATTTCCATCTGCGTGAAAATGACCATATTGGGCAAATTTGAATTCAAAGGTTCCTGCAGTGGCTACACCAATATTATTAGCACTTTCAAGAAAAAATCCTGTATTTGTATCATTGTTGAAATATAAAGAAGGACTTAAAGCAGTACCATCATCCAATCCGACTGTTCCGCCTGAAGTAAAATTATTTGTTACCCATGTCTCGGTTGCATAACCTGACAAAGCTGTAGAAGTGAGATATCCCTGAGTAGAGTGGTCTCCCCACCCGTAAGCTGTATTCCAGTCACTTACTTCAGTTGATGAAATCCCGTCTAAGGTTATTTTGTTTGTATGAGAGTGAAGATTGCTATGTGTATGTGAGCTGCCTGAGAAATTATTTGTTACCCATGTCTCAGTTGCATAACCTGACAAAGCTGTAGAAGTAAGATATCCCTGAGTAGAGTGGTCTCCCCACCCGTAAGCTGTATTCCAGTCACTTACTTCAGTTGATGAAATCCCGTCTAAGGTTATTTTGTTAACATGATTATGTGTGCTACCACCACCTATAGTCAGGGTTTGGGTACTTGATCCGTCATAATATTTCAGGCTTCCGGAATCATACCACATTTGCCCTGCAACAGGTCCGCTTACGGCATGGGTCGTATCAAAAGTAACAGATTGCGTCATTGTATGTCCGTATACATCAACAGTAAAAGCATCATATCCGACCGGGCCTAGATTTACTAATCTAATAGAATGATTGGTATTCTGCGATCCATCGCCAAGGAATAACATTCTTGCCGAATATTGAGAAATGCTTTCATTATTTATTTGTATAACCCCACCGTAACCATTAGAATCATTTATACCTGTTCCTACAGTAAGATATCCCGGATTAATATCAATAAAAGGATTATCCGTGTTGTAAGGATCGGTTCCTAAGTATAAACTATCATGCGTTGCTACTGAATTCGTTATCTTCGTTGATCCGGAATCGTAGTAAAATGGTGTTGTTGTGGCTTCATCAACCTTTAGCTGAGTTCCTGTCCACGTTAAGCCGGCTCCTGCAATTTGACTTCCTCTTTGGTTAAATGCCGTATTCCAATTACTCACATTCGTAGAAGAAATTCCATCGAGTACCGCCTTATTTACATGATTGTGTAATTGACTATGACCGTGACTATCTGATGCGAAGTTATTACTTACCCAAATAATAGTTGCATAACCACTTAAATCCTGGTCTCCTGTATTAATTCCTGATAAGTTTCCTAGTTTAGTTATATCTCCAACTGTAACATATTTATTTGTAGTTGAAGTATCACTAATATCATCAGCGTCTAAAACTACTACTCCTGTTTGAGTATTTACACTATCTATTGCTCCACCTACTTCTAAATCTCCACTACCTAATAAAGTAGTTCCATTAACTGATTTTATATTTGTAGTGTTTACTAAAGTATCTTGTTTTCCACTTAAGTCTTGGTCACCTGTGTTACTACCAGATAAAGTAGTTATTCCTAATAAGCTTTTAACTGAAGCTGTTGTTTCATCTCCTGTATTAGTATTACTTACAGCATTTAAAGCTGTTATGTTAGAATGTATATCTGTTGAATAAGTGCCTAAATCTGTTATATCAGCTTCTACAAGTGTTACTACACCAGTTTTACCTGCTACTGATAGCACTTGGTCTGTATAGTCTAGTTTGTGCCAGTTTGAAGCATATACAGTAGTTGAGGCATTATCTAAAATAGCTACTATTCTATCGTTAGCTACAAAGACTTCACCACCTACTGTGCCACCTACTGAAACTATATATGAATAACCAGATTGTGCTGTCCCACCTCCAGGGAATGTTCCTACCGAAGCATCCCAAGTTCCTTTTAAGACTACTGCTTGGTCAAGAGCAGCTATATCTGATTCCATTGTATCTAGGTCTACAGCTTGGGTTACTGAAATATTACTTAGTTTAGTTTCCTGTGCTGTTAGAAATGAAGCTGTTGTATTTGTTAGAACTGTAGCAAGTGGCTGATAAGAACCAAGGTCTGAAATATCACTCTCTGTGATAGGATCTACTGTAATAGCTTGACCTGATAGTGAAAGATATGTGCCTGTTCCTGCGAGGGTGACATCGCCTGTATTAGTTCCTGACAAATTAGTTGCAATTATATTTCCGTCTACATCTAGCTTCTCAGAAGGATTAGTTGTCCCTATGCCGACGTTGCCTTTCAAAATAGTTTTTGTAATACTATCATTTCCCAAAACTACCGAGTTAGAGCCTACACCTACAGCTCCATTCCCTATAACCATTTCATTTGTATCTCCATCTGCGAGAGCCTTTGTATTTGAACCTATAAAAGTATTATATGTGCCTATTTCATTAGCTGTTGTTCCGTCTGCGATATATCTACCTGCTTGATATCCATTAGCGGTGTTATTGTTTCCTGTGGTGTTGGAGAAGAGAGAACGATAACCATTAGCGGTGTTATTATATCCTGTGGTGTTGTAGTAGAGAGAACGATAACCATTAGCGGTGTTATAGCTTCCTGTGGTGTTGGAGATGAGAGAAGCATATCCATTAGCGGTGTTTCTGATTCCTTCGGTGTTGGAGAGGAGAGATTGATAACCATTAGCGGTGTTTGAGCTTCCTGTGGTGTTGTAGAAGAGCGAACGATAACCATTAGCGGTGTTATAGCTTCCTGTGGTGTTGTAGTAGAGAGAAGCATATCCATTAGCGGTGTTACGGCTTCCTGTGGTGTTGTAGTAGAGAGAAGCATATCCATTAGCGGTGTTTCTGATTCCTTCGGTGTTGGAGAAGAGAGATTGATAACCATTAGCGGTGTTTGAGCTTCCTGTGGTGTTGGAGTTGAGAGATTGATAACCATTAGCGGTGTTATAGCTTCCTGTGGTGTTGGAGTAGAGAGAAGCATATCCATTAGCGGTGTTTCTGATTCCTTCGGTGTTGGAGAAGAGAGATTGATAACCATTAGCGGTGTTATTATATCCTGTGGTGTTGTAGAAGAGCGAACGATAACCATTAGCGGTGTTATTATATCCTGTGGTGTTGGAGTTGAGAGATTGATAACCATTAGCGGTGTTTGAGCTTCCTGTGGTGTTGGAGTAGAGAGAACGATAACCATT